AAATAAAGATGTAATAGAGGCTAAACCTAAATCAAATATAGATAGTAATGATATTGTTCAAACAGGCAATGGAATAGTAGGCATTACATTTGAAGATAACACACAAGTTCGTGTTACCGAACATTCAAAACTTCTTATAGACGATTTTGTCTATGACCCCAATAAAAAAGGTGCAGGTAAATTAGCTCTCAATGTAACAATGGGAACTGTTCGTTATGCATCTGGTAATATTGCCCATGAAAATAATAAAAATGTGGCTATTAATACACCAACGGCAACTGTTGCTGTTCGTGGTACAGCATTCACAATGACAGTAGATGAAATAGGTCAATCTCTCATTATTTTATTACCTAATCCAGATGGTTCAGTTGGTTCAATTGAAGTTAGCACAGCTATGGGAAAAGTTGTTTTAAACCAAGCATTTCAAGCTACAGTAACAAAATCATCAGAAATTAAACCTCTTAAACCTGTTCTATTAGCTTTATCAGAATCAGCTATTGATAATATGCTTATCGTTAAACCTCCAAAAGAAGTTGTTGAAAGAATACAAGCTGAAATAGCCAATAAATCTGGTTCTGCTTTAGAGTTTACAGGATTGGAACAAAATGCATTAGATTCAAAAGTATTTAAAGACCCATATGCGGGTTTCAATGAACTAGATGTTAATCCTCTTGATACAAACTATTTAACAAATGCTCTTGATAATACATTGTTAGCTACTTTTGTTGTAGGATATAATGCTCTAAATCAAGTTTATATTTTTGACAAACAAACATATTGGATGATACAAAGAACAGTTAAAGATAGTGCTACAGTATTAATAGATAAAGATAAAGGATACAATATAAATATTATACAAAATGGCGTAACGGTAAATTTAAAAAATCAAGACCAAACGACCAATAGTATAACCATCAATCAAAAAGGAAACTAACATGGCTTTAGAAGATATGGTCATTAAGACATTAACAAAGGAAGAGACTAAGAACATTGGACCTTCAAGATCAGAAAAAGAGGTTAAGATTAAATCACATGCGGGTTTAATCATTAATATATTTGCTGCTTTATTGGCATTTAACGTATGGTTCGGAGGTTCATTAGGTTCACTCATCATGAACAACACGATCAAAGCAAACGACTTATGGAACTTCTACCAAGCTAAATCAGTAAAGCAAACACAGTATGAGATCTCAGCTCAGACTGCTACAAACCCAGATCTAGCTAAGAAATTTGCAGTAAAAGCTAAAAGCTATGATGAAGGACCAGAAGGAAAACCTGCATTATATGATACAGCTAAGAAGTTAGAAGCTGACCGTGACTATGCTAAGAAGAGATCTCCATGGATCGGTTATGCAGGTACAGCTTATCAGCTATCTATCGTGTTGTTATCAGCGTCTATCCTTGCTGTATCAATGCCATTATTCTACTCATCATTCCTATTATGTTTGGTTGGTGTAGTATTGATGTCACAAGGTTTATGGCTCTGGTTACCACTATAAATGAAGTTAACTAACTTAAAGTCTAAACATCGCAAGACTTGGTTTATCGATCTTGATGGGACTATATTAAGGTATAACCTATTAAAGTCTGCGGTATGTAAAGATAAGTTATTGCCTGGTGTTAAAGAGTTTTGGGATACTATACCTGAAAAGGACCATATAATCTTAATTACTGCTAGACCAAAGTATCTTAAGAAGCATACTATAAAGTTCTTAGAGAAACATGATATTAGGTTTGACGACATCATCTTTAACTTACCAAACGGTGAGCGTATACTTATCAATGATGATAGGCCAGATGGAACACAGATGTCTTATGTATGGCGTGTAAAACGCAACGAAGGCTTCGAATAATTTTACATTAATTAAATAATAAGTTATAATGTGTCATGACTGTAATTATATTATCAAAGCAGGAAAGAAACGAGTACGAGACTAATAAGCTCGTAGAAAGCTTTACATCAAAAGGTATAACTGCTCGTGTCTGCCATCCTGATAACTTTGACATCATCGTAGATAAAGACCTACGTGAAGGTATCAAGTACGACGGTGAGACGATAGAGTTACCAAAGTTATTATTGGTTAGGTTGGGTGCAGGCATACTACCTTTCCAGCTAGCAGTGATAAGACACTTTGAACAAGCAGGCGTGATGTGTGTTAACTCAAGCTCTGCTGTCGAGATAGTAAAAGATAAGCTAAGGACATCACAGATATTAAGTAAGAACGGGTTACCTATACCAAACACGATGTTAGTAAGGTTGCCTATAGACGATGACTTAGTGACTGATAACATAGGCTTTCCGTGTGTCGTTAAGCTGGTATCAGGTTCTTATGGGGAAGGTGTACACCTCTGTGAGACCATAAGAGAGTACAAAAAGATGATGGAGTTCATCGATATCTTAAACGCTAAGAAGACGATGATAGTACAGGAATATCTTGGTGACCGTCCAGGTGAGGACTTAAGGGTTCTTGTCATAGGTGGTAAAGTAGTAGGAGCTATGAGACGTACAGCACCAGAGGGTGACTTCAGAGCTAACATCACTAATGGTGGCACTGGTCATAACTACGAGATAACAGACGAGATTGAATATATAGCTAGAGAGACTGCAAAAGTACTTAAGCTAGATATTGCAGGTGTGGATTTACTATTCGACAAAAGAGGCTTTAGAGTATGCGAAGCTAACTCAAACCCAGGATTTAAAGGGTTTGAACAGTATTGTGAGACTGACGTCGCTGACTTGATAACAGAGTATATTAAGTTTAAAATACAAGGAGCATAGCATGAAAGTTAAAGAACTAATAATGAAGATGTATAAGGCATGCGTTAAGCATAAGCCTAAAAAAGAAGAGAAGCTTTGGAAGAAAGCAATCAAGAAGAGTTTAAAACATAACAAGACACACGCTATCAAATGAAAAGATTATTATCACCCTGGTTTGCACTGTTAACGTTAGCTCTGCTAGTAGGTATTAGAGCATCTGACCCATCTTTTGTGCAGTCAGTTCGACTAAGGTACTTTGATACACTAATTACTAGTAAACCACAGACCGTTTCCAAGCAAGTCCACGTGGTTAACATCGATGATAAGTCGATTGAAAGACTTGGTCAATTCCCATTTCCAAGGAGTCAATATGCAAATATTATCGAGGATCTTTATCACCGTCATGCTGGTCTTGTTGTTTTTAATATCTTTATGCCTGACTCTGATCGCTTTGGACGCGATGCCAACTTGGTTGATAGTCTTGCTGGACACCCTGTCGTCTTACCTCAGGTAGCATCGACAGATAAACAAGTTAGACAAGCATTTAGACCGGGAGTCTCTGAGATTGGATCACCAGCTCATGACTTCACTATTGATTACCCTGGGATCCAACCTAACATTGAACTATTTAATAACAAAGCTGCTGGAATAGGAGTTGTAAATGTCTTACCTGAAATTGATGGTGTTGTTCGTCGTATCCCTATGGTCGTATCAAGCGGAGGCTTGCTCTACCCAAGTATTACTCTCGAAACTTTGCGTGTCGCAGTCGGAGACCCAAGTTTCCAAGTCAAATCTTCCGTTTCAGGAATCGAAGCTGTTCGAATCCCAAGCTTCTCCAAAATTACAACCGACCCAATCGGTCGTATCTGGGTCGACTGGAGCTCGACTCCAATTGAACACAGTCTTATGGACCTCCCAGAATCATTTAACGGAGGTATCGTCATTGTTGGGCTTACCGCAAAGGGACTTAACAACCCAGTTGCAACAGCTCGAGGTGGACTCTTTCCTCATTACCTTCAAGCGTCAGTTCTAGACACGCTCACATCAGGTACTAGCATATCACGACCTGGCTGGGCAGATGGCGCTGAAGTATTAGCAGTCATATTATTATCAATCTTTATCATTATCCTATCAAGGTGGAAATATGCTATTATCCCTATTTTGCTTCTTCTTGGCTTTTTGTATTACGCTTCTAGTTATGTTTTCTCTCATTACGGCGTTCTTTTGGATGGGATTTTTCCTATCGTTGCTTTGGCTATCGTATATGCTCATACATATACTGTTAAGTTTGTAAGCGAGTTAAACCAAAAACTACAGATCAAGAAACAGTTTGGTACATACCTATCACCAGCAATGGTTGATAAACTACAAAAGAACCCAGAACTATTAAAGCTTGGTGGTGAAACAAGAGAATTAAGTATCATGTTTACAGACGTAAGAGGCTTCACAACCATATCAGAACACTATGGTAAGGATGTACAAGGCTTAACTAAGATCATGAATCGTTACATGACAGCTATGACTGCTAAGATCATAGAGAACAACGGAACACTTGATAAGTATATTGGTGATGCACAGATGGCTTTTTGGAATGCTCCACTTGATGATAAAGATCATGCTCTCAACGCAGTTAAGACTGCACTATCAATGTTAGGAGACTTAGATGCGTTCAATCAAGAGATTGCTAAAGAAGGCGTACCGGCTTTCGGGATGGGACTTGGTATTAACACTGCTGATGTCGTTGTGGGTAATATGGGTTCTAGCCAGCGTTTTGACTATACTTGTCTCGGTGACGGAGTCAATTTGGCGTCAAGGCTTGAAGGACAATCTAAGCCGTACGGTGTTAAGCTTGTTTTAGGTGCACGCACAGCAGAACTAGTTAAAGACCATTACAACGTTATTGAACTAGATAACATCGCAGTGAAAGGTAAGACTGAAGGCATTAAGATCTACACGATCGGTGAGACAGTTAAACACGCGCATAATGAATACATAAAAGAATACTATCGTGGAAACTGGGATAAAGCTATCAAATGGGCCAAAGGTTTGGTCGAAGATGACAGCGTAACCATCAAGCAGTACTACATGAACATGATTGAACGTATGGAAGAGGGCCTCCCGGCTGAATGGGATGGCACTTTTAGGGCACAATCTAAGTAGCATATATCCTCCAGCCCGCGCTGTCCCAGGCGCTCCAGGGCACACCCAAACTAAAGTCCAATATAATCAATAACTTGCATAATACGTAAGTTATTGATCTGTATACCTTATTTATTTTAAGGGGGCCTATGTACATTAATTAGACTTTCCGGTATAATGGTTATATTAAATCAACAAACGGAGAGATATATGAAACCAGCAATGACAATAGGATCAGATTTAGAATGGGAAAAACAAGCTTACGGTATGACTAAAGCTCAGTTAGACCAAATGGTAAAAATGCAAGCTTTTCCAGGTCAGGAAATGATGTTCGCAGCAGGCATGTTAAGTGATGCACAAGAAGTTATCGGTGCTGACTTCAACGGTGCTAACGAAGGTTGGGTATCACCTCAACAAGCTAACGAAGCTCGTCAATTCATCAACCGTGCTAAGCACATCATGTTTAGCTTAATGAAGGATGAAAGGGAGGCTGCATAATGATTTTTAAAATCAATGGACATTATTATAAATGCCTTGTTAACCCACAATATGCCTTTTCAGGTACTACTTTAGAAGGTTGGATGTTAACCGCTCAAGATAATGATAATGGTATAGTTGAAAGTTTACTCAAAGCAAAATTTATCAAGGAGATTAGATAATGGGTTTAGATATGTATGCGTATAGCCGCGCTAAAGAATCTGCAGCTGAAGCACCATCAACGGAGCTTCAATACTGGAGAAAACACAACGCTCTTCATGGTCTTATGGAAGAGTTATGGCATGATAAGGGAGCTAAGGTTCCACAATGGTTGATCGACGAGTATCCTGACGAGTACAGCGAAGACTCAAAGATCGACTTCAACGGAGTTGAGCTTCAACTTACAGAGGCAGACCTTGATTATATCGAGGCCCGCGTTAAGACTAACCAGTTACCTATGACCGAAGGTTTCTTCTTTGGTTATGACTCAAGGTTCGATGCTGATGATAAAGCATCAGACTTAGAGTTCATCAAGAAAGCTCGCGAAGCAATTGCGAGAGGCGAAGAAGTATTTTATAATTCAAGTTGGTAAGGAGAAAGCTATGACAGAACAAGAATTTCAACAAGCAGTTCAAGAATTTTTAGATAATGGTGGTAAGGTTCAACAGTTGCCATATCATGGTCCACGAGGCAGTGAAGTACCTGTAAATAGGACTGGCAGCATTTGGTCTAAGGGTTACAGTAAAGCAGCGGTGACTGGCTTTGCAACAGTTGACAGTGTTAAGGCTTAAAAATATATGTACAATAAACCAAAAAAAGGGTATAATGATATCATGTTAAATGTCAAAGACAAAAAAGACGGTTACATTACACCAGTGCCAGATCCTATTGAAGAGGATGATAACGAAGACCTAAACTATCTAGGTGGTATCGACCCTCACTTCTGGGGACCTGGCTATGACGAATAAGACTCTCAGCCAATCAATAAAATATATGCGGACACTGGCTGTGCTTTAATGGGTATGCATGCTCAGCGGGCCACTGCTTCCGATGGGTCAGCTACGAGTGCACTTCGTAGTTTCGAGAGTCTTACTAAATATAAAAACACATTAGAGATAAGCAGGAACTTGTGGCCACGAGGTCGCCTCGTCTAGTGTGTTTTTATTTTTAACTTGAAAGGTATATTATGCAATTATTAGACGAAGACAAAAAGAAAATCAAAGGTGCTCTTAACGAGATCTCTGATTCTATGACACGCGTTGAGGCTGAGAAGGACTTTGTAAAAGAAGTACTTAAGAACCTTTATGACGAATTTAAGATCCCTAAGAAAACGCTTGCTAAGCTTGCTAATACGTATCATAAGCAAAACTTTAATGAAGAGGTAGCTTTGAACGATGAGTTTGAGACGATCTATCAAACAGTTACAAACCAAGAAGCTGAATAATTGTACATTAATAATTAATTATGGTATACTGCCAATATGAAAACTAAAAAACCAACCAAAGAATGGCAAGAAAAGGCTATCGCTAAAGGCATAGGTGCTGGCGCTCCTGTGGTAACACAAGACGACTATCGTACGTCTTTGATGAAAGCTTTAGGATACTATAACCTTAATATGGATAACAGTGAACGTGCTAAGGCCGTACATAATTATCTTAAGAAGACTAATAAGAAATATTATGATGTCTTATCAAAGGCGCCAGATTATGAGTTCCTATCATTAGGATCTCTTATTACTATACTCAATAAAGGTGAGCATCTATCTGATAAGGATCAAAAGGGTATACAAGATAAGCTTGACTCATTATACGAGTGCTATTCTTATAATCAACCTATAGTAGACGATCGTCCTAAGGCACCAGTCATCTCTATAGATCAACGTGTGACTGATGCAGCTCGTGCTGCCTCTGAGGACATCGACTATGCTATTGATAAGTTTATCCATTCTAAAACGTGGGACTTCAATACTAAAGCACACTTGTTATCTAACAACGTGTCAGGCATGGTCGCTAAACGTATCGGTGACTACTATAAGCTTAACGTTGATGAGATAGATGAAGCATTGACTGGTACAGATGAACAACTTACAGAAGGCTATTCATTCCTTACTAAGACAGAACTTAAAAAGTTTAGAGCTGCGATCCAATCTATTGTAGATGACTGTGCTCAACATCAAGTTACTGTTAAGAAGCCAAGGGTAGTTAAGGTTAAGCCTCCTGCAGTATTAGTTAAGAAACTTAAGTATATGTTTAAGCACGATCTATTGAATCTTAAGTCATGTAATCCTACAGACATCGTTGGTGCTAAGGAGTTATGGGCATATAATATCAAGTATAGAAAACTTGTGGCTTATATAGCTGATGACTCAGACTTATTATCAGTTAAGGGTACAACTATAATTAATTACAGTGTAGCTAAGTCATGGTCATGGACACTTAGGAATCCTGAGAAGTTCTTCAAAGACTTATCTATAAGTAAAAAGAATTTGAATACAGCAGCAAAGGCTTTAACGACCAAGCCAACAGTTCCAAATGGTCGGATCAACGAAGAAACTATTTTATTGGGAGCGTTCTAATGCCAATCGTATTATTTGAAAATGCATTCGATGGCAATGCAACAAAACAAATCGCTATCAACTCAGATCAAGTCACCTCAGTATATGAGAGTGATGTGGATATCCCTGAGATCGTATCAAACAAGAAGAAGAACTCACCTAAGAAGATGCGTTGGATATCCAGTAGGCAGTATATCTTCAAAATTTAGAGATTATGGAAATATAAAAATACGTGAAAAAAGAGCCAACACTATAGAATGGACTCTTATTAAGGAGAAAACAAAATTATAATCTTAGACTACAGTCAAATCGCATTAAGTAACATCTTACCCTTTCAGAAGGATATAAAGAATCAAACTCCTGAAGAGATCAAGAACCTAATCAGACATACGACACTATCTACTATCCAGTCTTATAAGAAGAAGTACAAAGACTATGGGGAGGTGGTCATCGCATGTGATGGTCGTAACTATTGGCGTAAGTCTATATTCCCTCATTATAAAGCACACCGTAAGGCAAACAGAGATAAGTCCGACCTTGATTGGGGTTTCATATTTGATACGCTTGCAGAGCTACGTACAGACTTATTAAACTATTTTCCATATAAATTATTATTGATTGACACTGCGGAGGCAGATGATATCATTGCAGTACTAACAGAGTATACACAAGAAAACTTATTAGTGGAGCAAGGACTATTCTCTGAACCACAAAAGGTGTTAATAGTATCATCTGATAAGGATTTCATACAGCTACAACGTAACAAGAACGTCCGTCAGTGGTCACCTATGCAACGTAAGTTCGTAGAAGGATCTCAGAAGGACATACAAGAATATACGATAACACACATAGTTAAGGGTGACTCAGGTGATGGTATACCAAACATCCTAAGTAACGACGATGTGTTCGTATCGGGTGATCGACAAAAACCATTCTCAGCAAAGCGTTTACCTGAATTCTTTGAGAAGGGTATCGATGCTTGTAAGAATGACGAAGAGAGACGTAACTATCAACGTAACCAGACTCTCGTTAATTTTGACTATATCCCCGAGGATCTAGCTAAAAGTATTATAGATATATATGAGAAGACTGTCCCACTAGGTGACAAGAATTCTGTGATGAATTACCTTATAAAAAACAAATGTCGATTATTACTCGACTCAATTGAGGACTTTTAAAATGGCAATTAGATTTTTACCCGAAATATTAGATGAGATCAATGCAGATCCCAAGCTATTAGGAACAAAATATAAAGGTAACTCAGCACTCAAGATCATATTTGAGTATGCTTTCCTACCTGAGAAGAAGTTCCTACTTCCTGAGGATGAACCTCCGTATAGACCAGATGCTGCACCCATTGGAATGAGTCCAGCTATCCTTACACAGGAACTTAGACGTTTCTATGTGTTCCTTAGGAAAGACTTAAAACCTATCAAGCGTGAAGCGTTATTCATATCTCTGTTGGAGTCAGTACATCCATCTGAGGCTAAGCTTATCATAGCTATCAAGGATCAAAAGCTTCCTAAGCTATACAAAAAGATCACTCGTAAGGCTGTAGAGGCAGCAGGATTCATCGCACCTGAAGCTCCTGGAGCATAGTTTTACATAAATAGATAGTAAGCTATAGGTCTGGATACTCGTGAGTCCAGGTGAGTTTTAAATTGTCTTTATAATCAACAACTTATGTTAGCATGTACATTAATTAGGAGTTGTGGTATACTATATAGTATGATAAGACAAATATTACTTCATAAAACAGATAAGATTTCGGTCTACTGTACACCTGCTGTACGGAAGCTTTCTGCGCGCAGGCTTACTACGTTTGTTAAGCAATGCCTTGCAGCTGAAAAGACCCTGATCAAAGACATATCCAAAAAATATCCTAAAAAATCTAAAGACATAAAGTACACTTTCCTGTTTAAAAACTTTAAGTCTGAAGAGTTACTTGGTACTACAGATCAAGAATATGATGATGATATCATTATCGAGTTAAACGCAAAGAATACTACTAACTTATGCAAGACTATAGCACATGAGTTAGTTCATGCCAGGCAATTTATATCTGGTCAACTAAAGTATGACGTTAGGATTAAATACTTAACTTATGAGGACGATAAGCATAGATACATATACCGCCGTCAGCCATGGGAAATTGAAGCTTATAAACTTGAACAAAAAGGTGCATTGAAGATTAAGAAGTGGTTAATAAATCACCCGCGCTTCTTACCAAAAATTGAAGATGAATATATTTTACCTATCTCGTAACCCTACCAAAGCCGCAGAATACCATGTAGATAAACACTGTGTCAAGATGATACTTGAATCTTGTCAACTATTGTCTACGGCGCATCGTATACTCGACGGCGACCAAACTATGGGTAAGACAGCAACTGGTCGTAACGTAAAACGTTGGATATTATCTGATGATCGCAACGAAGTATTGTATAGTGCAACACATGTTAACCATCCATCAGCTGTATGGTGCAGACAAAATAGAGACAACTATTATTGGTTATGGTGTTTACTTAAAGCATTATGTACCGAGTATACATATCGATACGGTAAGGTTCATAAGTGTCAAGAGATTGGTTTGGTAGATAAATTAAAATGGTTTCCTAATAATCTACCACACGGAGAATTTACGGATCCTACTCCAGCCATGCCTGATCAATATAAAGTACCGGGTGATGGAGTACAGTCATATCGTAACTACTACAATGGTGAGAAGCAAAGGATGTTCTCTTGGAAGAAAAGGTCAGTCCCGGAGTTTATAAATAAAACTACAGGAGAAAACTATGCCATTGTATGATTTTCGTAATAAAGATACCGGTGAGGTGTTTGAAAAGATGATGAGTATCGCCGCAAAAGAGGAATACTTAAAAGAAAACCCTAACATCGAGTCAATGTTAGGTATGAATGCTCTTATAGATCCGGTTAGATTAGGTCTACATAGACCAGATCAAGGATTCAAAGAAGTGTTACAACGTATCGATGAAAAGACAGCAGGTAGCCGTCTTAAAGAAACAAGCAGTTATTTTTAAAATATGGGTCTGTCGACCCCATAGCAATATAAGATCGACAAGTTAATAAAGGAGAAACACATGTTAACATTAGCATTAGCATTTTTAGCAGGCGCATACGTAGAAAGCAAGTTTGCAACTTTAATCGAATTAGTAATTGCAAAAGTTGTTGGTCTTGTACACACAGTTATCGGTGCAGTAGTTGGTGCATGGAATGCTTTAAAAGGCATCTTTACACACAAAGCAGCTCCAGCTCCAGCAGTTGACGCAGCACCAGTTGCAGCTCCAGCAGCTCAACCTACTGATACACCTACAGCTCAATAATGAGTTTTAATTTCGATTTCACTGAAGAGAAGTTAGGTCAGATCATCACACGTAACCATAACGTGCATGATTGGTTTAACGCTATGGTTACACAGTTGCCTCAATTTGAAGTAACTACTGCACAAAGGGTAACAGCATTCATTGCTCAATGTGCACATGAGTCATTAGATTTTACAAAGTTGACTGAGAACCTAAACTACTCTTCAGACGCACTGGTTAAACTCTTCCCTACACACTTTCATGGCGATGCAGCAAACTACCATCGTCAACCTGAAAAGATCGCTAACCGTATCTATGAAAATAGGATGGGTAATGGTCCTGAATCATCAGGTGAAGGTTGGAAGTATAGAGGTAGAGGACCAATCCAATTAACTGGTAAGGCAAACTATAAACAGTTTGCTACTGACTTCTTCGAAGATCCAGAAACAGTGATGGATGATCCAGACCTCGTGACAGATGATATACCTACTTCATTATACTCAGCACTATGGTTTTGGAATAAGAACAACCTAAACAGGTTTGCTGATGCAGGTGATATCAAAGGTATGACGAAGGTTATTAATGGTGGATATCTTGGTCTCGAAGAGAGACAAGCCCACTATGATAAGGCTTTGGCTATACTCACAGCTTAATTGTACTTTTATTAACTTTTATTATATAATAGGACTATCATGTTAAAAAATTATGCAAAAGAATTAACAGCAATCGCAGTTACATTTGGTTTAATTAGTTACACTGTTTATGTTTGTGCAGCAGAGCCAGTTAAGGCAAAACCTGCTGTGGTTAAGAAGGCAGAACCGGCAAAGAAACAAGCAGCAAAGCCTGAAGTTAAAAAAGAACATAAAAAGAAACCGACTCTTAAGGCAAAGTTCGCAGATAAAAAATAATTGAAGAACTTTATATATCATGAGTTTCCGGTGTTACAAAGGATTGATTCTCCAGAGGGGCGAGTATATCAAACCCCATCTGGAGATAAATATCCAAGCGTAACACAAGTAACAGGCCTCTTGAATAGACAATTCATCGCTGAATGGCGTAAGCGAGTAGGTGAAGAAGAGGCAAATAGAGTATCAGCAAAGGCTTCTAGCCGAGGTACTCGTATCCATACACTATGTGAGGATTTCCTGTTAGGGAAGCCACTTCAACCCGACATGTTCGACGTTGAATTATGGAATAGTTTAAAACCAGTGGTGGATAAGATAGACAATATACATGCTCTAGAGAGCAAGTTATATTCCGATAAACTACAATTGGCAGGAACCGTTGACTGTATCGGAGAGTTTGATGGGTTATTAAGTATAATAGACTTTAAGACATCCAAAAACCCCAAAGATATTAACAATATAGATCATTACTTTTTACAGGCAACTGCTTATTCAGTTATGTTCGAAGAACTTACAGGAATTAAAGTTCCAGACTTAACGATAATCATAGGAGTAGACGATGCAAAACCACAAATCTTCCAACAGAAGCGTAAGGGCTTCATTAATCAATTAGTTGATATCCGTCAACAATACAAAAAATTAAATTTACTTTAATTCATAACTAAAGTATAATACTACTAAGCGCATAAAAAGCTAAGTACTATCAAAAGGAGAATATCCCCATGAGAAAGACTTTCGCCGCAATATTGGCTCTGTGTTATCTGTGTTGCTTTAACATAGCACAAACACAAACATTATTTACAAAGTACGAACAACCTAAACGACTAACAAAGGTTGAAAAACAACAAGTCGAGTGTCTAGCACAAAACGTATACTACGAAGCTGGATATGAACCAACAAAAGGACAGATAGCTGTCGCGATGGTTACCCTTAACAGGGTGCACTCAGGAAAGTACCCAACATCTATATGTGGTACAATGACACAGAAGATAGAAGAGACGTGTCAGTTTTCTTGGTGGTGTGATGACTATAAGAGGATCAAAGCAATATCTTATAGGTATACACGACATGAGAAAGAAGTATTTGAGCATGCAAGAAGCGTAGCTTTATATGCATACATGAACTATAAGAACATGGAAGACGTTACAAAAGGTGCCATGTTCTTTCATACAAAGGAAGTACATCCTCAATGGCAAAATGTACATATAACAACAGTAATCGGGAATCATATATTTTATAGAAAGAGTTAATCATGAACAAACTTGCAGGTGAAAACGTCCCTAGTATATTTAGTGGATTACTTAATAATGTACATATCAATACGATTGAATCTGTATATAGAACACATGAAGTATTCCTAGATCAAGAGATAGAGGAACCTGGAAAGTATAGAGAGCTTATCTCTTTACTTGTAAATGCATCAGAGAACGACAAGATCCACCTATACATAAACTCAAATGGTGGTAACCTTGATTCTGCTGGAGCAATCATATCAGGCATCCTTTCATCTCAGGCAGAAGTGACTGCATTCCTTATGGGTGCATGTCACTCTGCTGCCTCTCTTATCGCCATGTATTGCCATGCTGTCCATGTCTATGATACAGCATACATCATGATCCACACAGCATCATTCGGATCGGCCGGTAACACTCCTACAGTTAAAGCACACACAGACTTCACTATCGCCCAATGTGAGAAGCTGTTAAAGGATGCATATAAAGGTTTCTTATCAGCTGATGAGATCCAGAAGGTCCTAAACGGCATCGAGTTATGGTTCAATTCAGAAGACATCAAGCCAAGACTTAAGAAGAGGTTCGAGGCTGTGGACCAACAATCTAAAAAGTTAGCAGAAAAACAAAATGAGATCGTTGACCAACCAAAACCAGCTAAAAAGATAAAACTTAAAGTTGAAGACGGTTCAATAGATTAGCATGTACATTAATTCTTTATCATGGTATAATGTTATTTTAAATCAGGAATAGGACATGAACGTGGCTCAACATATAAATCATAGTTACCAAACAGGTAACAAAGCAGAACTAATCAGGGTAAAAGGTGAACTTAATAAGAATCTTAATGAACTAAACGTTTTCTTCGAGGAGTACCTTGAATTATTCGATGATCAGATGAATGCTACTACAGATAAGACATCGCCAGTCTGGAAAGCATATAACGATAAGTATAAGGCTTTTGAGAACATCAAGCACAATATCAAGATGACAGATTATTATCTAGGTATGCTGTAATGGAAGGCCGTATATTTAAGACCACAAATGAGTTTGCTTTGTTTATTGAAGAGCTAGTGGTAGATAAACGAATCTCTCATATGGATGCAGTCTTACTATACTGTGAAAAGAACTTCATTGATCCTGAAGATATCAGTAAGTTAATCAATAAGAACCTCAAACAAAAGATTGAATTGAACATGATAGAGAATAACTACCTCCCCAAAAAAGGTACTCTTGATATATAAATTTATTGCATTCGTGATGTGTGGATGTATAAATAAAGCTGAGCAGAAGTCATGCTCTATACACATTAATACAACGTTAAAAGGAAAATACGATGGACATTAACACACTCCGCGCTTCGCGCAATCAAGACTTCGGTGCTATAGCATCAGCATTCGAAAAGACAGTAAACCCCTCCTCAGATACTAAGTCTTACACAGACGATCGCTTTTGGAAATTAGAAAGAGATAAAGCAGGTAATGCAGCTGCAGTTATCCGTTTCTTACCAAGAGTGGAAGGTGATGAGTTACCATGGGTAAAGATCTTCTCACATGGATTCCAAGGACCAACAGGTAAATGGTACATTGAGAACTCACTCACGACACTAGGTCAGAACGATCCAGTTGGTGAACTTAACACCAAGCTATGGAACTCTGGTTCAGATGCAAACAAAGAGATCGCACGTACACAAAAACGTAGATTAAACTTCATCTCAAACATCTTAGTTGTATCAGACCCTGTACACCCAGAAAACAATGGCAAAGTCATGCTATTCAAGTATGGTAAAAAGATATTTGATATGATCATGAACAAAGCAAGACCAACGTTTGAAGATGAAAAACCAGTCAACGTGTTTGACTTATGGGAAGGTGCAAACTTCAAGATCCGTATGCGTACTGTTGAAGGTTATCCTAACTATGACCAATCAGTGTTTGCAGAACCTACTTCAGTGGCATCTACAGATGAAGGTATCCTTGAAGTAGTAAACGCTCAACACAAACTGTCAGAGTTTCTTGCTGCTTCTAACTTTAAGTCATATGACGAGTTAAAAGCTAAGTTAGATGCAGTATTGAGTGGTGGTACAGCAACACCGACAGCAGAACAACTATCAGCTGATCCGTTGCCAGTAGCTCCACCTCCATCATACCCATCGGCTCCAGCCCCTACGATAGCATCAAAGGCGCCTGAGATCAATGCGGATGATGAATTCGATATGAGTTTCTTTCAGAAGATAGCTGACGAAGGATAAGAGAAAGGGAGCGAAAGCTCCCTTTTTTAATATGCGAACCTTGATCTATAATACTGCTGGATAGTAGTATCTTCATCCCGTACCGGGAGCTTAATCAAGTTATTAGATGTTTGTTTTGTTATTGTCGTTGGTGCATTAACCACTGAAACTGGTGCTGAAGCTGGAGAAGCTTGTGCTATACCAGCATTTTCTCCAGATCTTGTATAAACAGTATCAGCTGTTTGTCTGCTTGATGGAGCTAGATCAGATGATTGTACACTATTTGATGCTGGACTTACTGATGTCGCAGGTGTCGGCGTAGGTGTTGCACTTGTATTATCAGATGATTCTGAAGAAGTTGGTGATGCACTTGTATTATCAGACGGTGTCGATGTATCACTTCCACCTAAAGATGCAAAAGGTTTCCATGGACCAAGTTTCTTACCGAATATACTAAATGGTCCTATCTGTATACTCTTAACAGTATTCCATAAAGATAATAGCATATCTTGGAACCATTTTGCTGGGGCAAACATTAAGTCCAAGAATTTACTGTATAAATCTTTAAACGAGAATGAATCTAAAAACTTAGCAGCTGATTTAAACCCAATCTTTTCTAGTACCCAAGATCCTATATCTTTAATTAAGTCTAAGAACCCTCCAATAGTTGCATCGAATAATCCTTTTAATGCACCTTTAACTGCACCAACTATACCTTCTTTTTTGAACCCTTCAATTGCACCTTTTACCGTATCATAGATAGCCATGATGATTAGGATTGGTTCTCCAATAATTTTTATTATTGATGCTACTTTACCTATAACTCCGCTAAATGTCTTAACAAACTTTGCTATACCACTAAATATGCCTTCAACTTCTTTTATAGGGCCAGATACTAAGACTCTTAAGATCCTAAATGCATTTTTAAATGGTGATATGAACGCTTTAAAAGCTTTACCTAGTTCTGCAAAAATACTAGCCTCTTTATCAAAGCTAAGTAACTTCTTAATTTTACTAAAAGTTTGTTCAAAGAATGCTGCTATTTTTCCAAATGCTTTACCAAATCTTTCTTTAAGTGGAGCTATTAGTTCTTCAAAGAACTTACCAATATTTGCAAACCTTTTTTTAACTGATTCTAATAAGTTATCTGGGATAAATCTAGACAAGAACTTAACTTTAGCTTGAATCCAACCAATAAGTGCACCAAGAGCTAAAGCAAGTCCTGCAGCCCATTTACCTAAATCATCAAAGAAACCTTTCTTAGGCTTCTCAATCTTATCAGTACCAGCTTTGATACCAATTATTAAATCCATTAACTTGTCTTTAAAGTTTTGATCTTCAAGTTTATCTTCAGTAAGATTATTTTTAGATGACTTAGCTTCCTTAGAATTCTTAACAAGAGTCTTAAGTAATCCATTGTTTTCTGCCATGGATTTTACTACTTTTAACATATTATTGTTAAGTGATTTTAGTTCAGTTAATACTGGAGTTATATTAAGTTGAGGTGTTGGCTTTTCTTTAGTTGATTGTCGAGTAGCTTCTTTCGGTGTAGCTGTAGGATTTACTCCAGCTTCTGTCAACTGAGACGCAACATTAGCACTTAAGCCAGAAAGTTTTTCTTCTTCCTGCTTCTTAAGTATATAAGATAAGTTCATACTAGGATCTTGTTTCTTTGCCATTACCTTCTACTCTCTATCCTTTTCTTTTCTTCTTCTAAGTACTTAATCAACATAGCCACATAGATTTCTCTCTCAAATGGTATCATGTTTTCTATATCACTTAGTGCATAATGGTGATACTGCATCAGTGCAAAATTCATCTTATAGTAATTATGCAATGACTCATGAGAGAGATTAATTAAAAAAAACTGTTGAGTCCCTCTAATACTTTATGATGCTCTTTGTTACATACCGGGCATGTATAATCAATAGTGTGTTGCAACTTAGGCATAGTCTCAAAGAATGCCTGGATCTTTGCAAACTGATCAGAAGTAAGGTTGTTTAAGAACTCCATTAATTCTGCTTTTGTCTGATCTTTAGTTGAAAACATCTCGTCAGATGTATAAATTGAATCTATACAATCAATCACTAATGAAAATACTTCATCCATGTCGGTTTGATCGATGTTTTGTAATCTATTAACTACATCAACTGTAGGATATTTCATGATGACACCTACATCACTAAATAATCCTATCTTATTTGTATGACTTGGATCTTTTTCAACAGTTAGAGTAGTAAGATCAATAGTAACCTTTGCTACTGCTTTTTCATCTTCACATGTATCGCATTTAAGATACAAGTCAACCATCTCACCTACAGACTTTGCTCGAATCTGTGTAAACACGTATTCAAGGTCAAACGTAGAGAATGTATTGACATCTACTGTATCCTTAATACAAGCCTTGATGACTTGTTTAAGAGACTCAACCATGACCTTAATGTCTTCTGATTGATTAGCGATCAGTAATGCTTTCTCTTCTTTTACTAAAAATGGCCTATACTTAATATCTTTACCTGTTGAAGGTAACGTTAACGTATATACCGGCGTGGTATTAATTGGTAATGCCATACTATTCTCCTACATTATTTTTACAATTATTAAAATGCCAACGTTTCATAACGTTGTTTCCTCCTGTCACACCACATACTGGACATATTGTTTTAGGTTTCAATTTGCCCTTTGTGTTTTGCGATATACTAAGTCCAATTTTAGCTCTGTGTTCCTTAGTAATAATTCTTTTCTTTTGTGCTTCTGACATTCTCTTTTTTGCTTCATCACTGATTTTATTACTAATACCTTTGTGTGATTCAGACATTATTTTTCTAGATTCGTCTGAATGACTGTATCCTATAGGTGCACCATCAATTCCATTTTCTTCTCTTAAATTTGCCCATTTATCAGAGTTAACTATATTAAATTCTTCTGATATAAGCTTAGCATATTTAATTAATTTGCTTTTATCAATAAATGGCTCAGAAACCCACATAGTTATAACATGCTCTTTACCATGCTTGTTTATATGATTAATCCAATATTTACCAGATCCTAAATACTTATCAATATCATTTCGTGTAGTTTTACCGAAATAATTCATTCCAGTTATAGTATGATGTTTAATATAAAGATATGTAGGTTTAATCATTTTTATTCAGGTTTTTAATCATTTTAGATAGTTCTGAAGTAGATCCCACGAATATCGCGTTGTTATTCGTCACTTGCTTACCAGATGCATTTCCATCTTGCTGCTTAGGAGCATCTAGTTTTTGCTTACGTTCACTTAGTGTTAACAGTTGTTCATTAGTGTCAGCTAACTGTTTCATTAAGTTACCTACAACCTCAAAGGCTCTTGGATGCTCAGATTGCTTGGCTATTTCCAAAGCATGATATAATGCATCTTGTCCTTGATTCAATAATTTATGTAGATTATTACGAGCTGAGTCATAGTCATAATCCACGTTCTCTTCCATCTTGTTTGAAGCTGGGACAATCTCTTGTCCCGTGCTTGCAACTTCACCCTGTTTAAGAGGTTCTACATCAAAAATCTTTGATAAATTTTCATCAGCTTTCATAATAATACCTTTATATTACGTAATCTTACGTGTAGGTGTTGCTCTTACTGTTGGATCTGCAACTGGTGGTGCACCAAATGCTGGAGGTGGAGCACCAACTGAGACATCAACTGTCACAGGAGCTTGTTGTACTGATTGTTGTTGTACTGGATCTTGTGCCCATGTTTGTTGTGGTGTATTACCAACTGGTAAGTTCATCACAGGAGCTTGTGGTGCTGGATCATTTGCACCTGCATTAATTTGAGCGATCTTCTCTTGTCCGCGTGTAAGAGCTGAGATACCAAGGATAGCACCCATTGCAAGGTGATATAGACCACCGCCTTGTAGTGTTAGTGGTGTCCAACTTGTAACTGCCTGACCTGGATTCCAGTATTGTAATACGTTGAATATGATCGGTCCTACAATGAAGTCAAATATGATAGTAGCCATGTATGTCATAGCCATCATCGGTCTCCATTTTGTGGTCATAAAATCTTCTTTTGCTGCAGCCATTTCTCTCTCCTTAAAATTGTGGCGTTGGTATTGTATTAGTTACGTTCTGTATTGGAGGAGGCGGAGGTGGCATGCCTTGATTTACTCCAGTTTGGAACTGATTAAAATTAGTAAAGTATGCATTAGGTACAGGAGATATATCTCCATTTATAGAGCTCTTAGAACCTACAGCAGTCCAGTATTTATAGTTCATCGTAACGCTTACTTTCATTAGGTCTTTACTTTGATAGTCCATTTGTATAGCGCCTATGGCCTTAGGATAACACTGATACATGTTTAGTGTGTATCTACTGTTTTCATTGACATCAAATACTTCTACTGACATATCTGTTATGTAGTCATCATAGTAATTAAAAGACCTTGTTACAGGATCTTGTACTGCTCCAATCCAATTATCAAACAGAAGTTTAACTATCATAGCGTTATCTACATAGAAAGTCATGTTGGTAGTTTCAAAGAGCTTTTGATATGGCATCTCTCTTATTTCACCAAACGTCTTTGCTTCTGTGGTAGCTAATGATAAACCTGGTAAGCTGATAGTATCACAGTACAGTAATATTTTCCTGAGATCCCTTAAGTAAGGACCATCAGCTATAGCATTAGGCGGAGTAAAGGTCACGTTGAAACGTGACATCTTCATTAGGCCTTCATTAGCTATAGATGATATGAATTGGTTTAAAGTAGCCATTATGCTCCTACTGAGTCCTTCCAGACTGTTGCTTTATTTGCACCTACAAACTGCTCTACAGGTAATAGCATAGCTGTCGTCCAGTCTTGTGGTGATATCTTCCTCATATTTGATTTAATATGACTATTTAGATACTGGTGGATACATGGTTCTGCCCATTTAAACCTAGACACCCCATTTATTAAGTTCCATGAATACTTAAGCTTTGTTGTATCATTCATCTTTGTATTACTTGCATACTCCATCAGTCTTTGTAATAGCTGTACACGATGGTAGTATGGTAGATAATGCATGTTTAACCCAATAAACCCTTTGTTACCTATCTTCTTATATGGGAATACAAGAGGAAACACGTCATAGTATGGTAGGTCGTCTTTTGTCTTTGGATCATATAAGAACATGTACAAGCTTCCAGGTTGTATAGAAGTCACGTTAGCGCTTGCATCTCCCTTTAATACTTTATTTGGAGTTATAGCTTGTGTCTGTAATAACCTAGCTTGCTGCTGGAACCATGTACGAGATCTCTTTGCTGCGTCTTTTAACTCGTATTGGTTTTTAGCAAATACATCTCTTAGTTGTTGTTTTGTAGCCATTTGTTATTTATATGCTAATTTAGACCTAGTTCGTTCTCGGTTATGATGATGAATTCCCAATTCCGGTCTTTACACCATTCGTTTGCAGCTCTCCACTTTGCTTGGTTCTTCATGAACGTGAGTGACTCTGTGAGGTATCTTTTGGTCTGACGACCTGGAAACTCTGGTGGTTGGGTTTGTTTGGCAGGTTTAACCTCAACGAGGTATGTCTTGATCTGGTTATCTTTCGTACGAACCTTTATCTTAAAGTCTACAAAGTACCTGTGGATCCTGTTATCAGTGGGACACCTATAAGGTATGATTGTCTCCTCTGACAGCCACTTGACTACTGATGGGTTCTTATCACACCATGATGCAAAGCGGGTCTCCCAGCTTGATCTCATCACTATATTAGTGGGGTCTCCCTCGTACTTCTCAGGAAACATTGGCTTGTACATTCGTTTATGGAACATCTATGGTATTTATTATAAATAAACAATAAACGTTTAGGATTATAAATGGCAACGACCCAAACTACTGGTACCCCTGTTAAGTTAGGTGATTACTCTGGAAGTAGTACTTATGCAGCTAGAGGTGGACCAGCTACATTTGATAGTAACAAGTATAAAGTAGATTCATTCTCTTATCCTTTAGACTTAATGGGTTCATTGGGTGAGTATGGTAATAACTACGTTATATTCTATATCAACGCTCAAGCAGACTCAAAGCTAATCAAAGACGGTCAAGTACAGACAGTACAAGACTTAACTCCACGAGATAACAGTGACCTTGCTGCTCAAGTAAGACAAGCTACTGCTACACAAGGTGCATCAGGTCCAATAGCTGAAGCTGAACAAAAACTTGGAGCTTCGTTCTCAGCACAAACAAGACGATTAGCTACAGCCATAGCTTTACACAATCCTAATACGATGTCTACAAAGTATACTATTAACTATGAACCAGAAAATAATGAGATCATTGGAGGTATCATAGCTGGTACAGCTGCACTCAAGAAAGCCTCTGAGAAGAAAGGCGGATCTAACATCTCAAAAGATGCAGCAAACCAAGGAACTGCTGCAGCTATTGCTGCTGGATTAAGTATACCTGGTACAGGTGGGTTCTCTAAGCTTACTGGACTAGCACCAAATCCAAGGAAAGAACAGATATTTAAAGGCGTAGAGTTCCGAGACTTTACGTTTGAGTACCAATTCTATCCAAGAAACGCTCAAGAAGCAGCAAATGTACAGAACATCATCTACCAGTTTAAGCTTCATATGCATCCTGAGTTTAAAGATGCACAGAACTTCTTATACGTCTATCCTTCTGAGTTTGATATATTCTACTATAATGGTACACAGGAAAACTTATACATCAATAGACATACATCATGTGTACTTACAGACATGACAGTTGACTATTCACCAAACGGTCAGTTTACTTCGTTTGATAATGGTAACCCTACACAAATCAACATAACTCTTGTGTTTAAAGAACTTGCAACCCTTACAAAAGAGAAGATTCAGGACGGTCTATAATATATGTACTTCGATCAATTTCCAACGTTCTTATATCCCTACCAGATCAATGGTAAGACTGTCTATAAATTAGTCACTGACGTAACTACAAACGTTAGGGTAAGGACTGCTATCCTTTCAAACGTTACACTATATGATCAATATGACGTTGTGGATGGTGAGACTCCTGAGATCATAGCTGAGAAAGTATATGGTAGCCCATACTATCATTGGGTAGTCATGCTATGCAATGAAAACTTTGACTATATAAACGACTTTCCACTACCACAGCAAGAACTAAGTCAATACGTAACAAACAAGTATGGTGCAGGTAATGAGTATAACACCCATCATTATGTAGATCGTAATGGATATGTAGTTAACTCAAACGCAGAGGGTGCAGCATCGGTAAGTAACTTTGATTATGAAATATCTGTCAATGAAAGTAAACGACGAATCAAACTAATCTCTCCTTCGCTACTTAATACAATCTTACAAAACTTCCAAGACATTATATAATGAGCGCGACCGCTGAAGTCATACGGTTTGCTGGCGACGTCAGCATAGACAAGATACAGATCATATCTGCAAACGGGTATGGTCAGGAAGTCACCAACCAAGTCATAGCTCTTGAGATCTATGAAGACTTATTCTCTCCGTTCATATCTGGTGTAATGGCGTTTAAAGACTCATTAGACCTTGCTAACTTATTCCCATTTGTTGGTGAAGAGTATGTTAATATAGCTATCCATACCCCTTCTATGACAGGACCAGCTAACGTCATCAATGACCAGTTCTACATCTATAAGATGACAAACAGAGAGACACAGGGTAATAGGAATGCTATCTATGAACTACACTTCATATCAAGGGAAGCTTTAGTCGATGTTAATAAGAAAGTCAGTGTACCGTATAAAGGCAAGTGTTCTGACATAATAAAGACTATCATTAAAGATACTGTCAATGGCTTAGAGTCAAAGAAAAACATTAACATAGAAGACACAGCGAATAGTACAAAGTTCATCGCAAACTATTGGTCTCCTGTAAAGAGTATCAACCATGTGGCAGAGTATTCTTTAAACCAAAACAATTCCTTATCGTACCTATTCTTTGAGAGCAGGAAAGGTTTAAACTTCGTATCTCTTGAAAACCTATATACTTCTAATGTAGTACAAACATTTATATCAGATAACTTCATGCGTACGTTTACACCAGATGGTCGAAGCTATCGTGATATACCTGCAGAGTACCAACGTATCATTGAGATAAGTATACCAAAAGCTTTTGATTACCTTGACAGAGCAAGGTCTGGTATGTATGCTTCTAAGATGATTACCTTTGATGTGACTACTAAGAAGTTCGTCGTAAAGAACTATGATATGCTTACAGACTTTAAGAACAACAAACACTTAAACGATTATCCTGTTGCTTCTAACGCCTCTGTTCGTAGGTCTGCATCCACAGTGTTTGACTACAGTAAATACTACGGCAGCTTTAACAGCTATACTGATACGACCAACACTGCTGGCATACAACAAAGGATGTCATTGATGCAGCAAGCTATGGCTACAAGGGTTGAGATCTTGGTTCCTGGTAGGACAGATTATACAGTAGGACAAAAGGTATTCCTTAACTTAAATAAGTTTAATCCAATACAATCATCTGACTCATCAAAAGATATACAAGATAAGATGTTCTCAGGTAACTATGTGATATCAGCTATCAACCATTCGATAGATAGGGATGCACATCAATGTAAGATGGAACTAATTAAAGATTCGTTTATAGTTGATTTGAATAAAGGTGGACAATAATGAAGTTGTATACAGGATGCGTTGAGAATAGACAAGACCCATTAAAACTTGGTAGGTGTCAAGTTCGTGTCGTAGGTCTACATAACTACGATGCTAGTGTACTACCAACTTATGAACTACCATGGGCATTCCCAATGCAACCAGTCACCTCTGCTGGTATATCTGGTATTGGTACCACACCGTTAGGTCCAGTCGAAGGCACATGGGTGATCATCATGTTCAGGGACGAGGCAGAACAACAGCCTATCATGCTTGGTGTCATCGGTGGTATCCCTCAAGCACAAGGATCTATAGATCAAGACAATAACCAAATGATATTAAAGTCAGATGGTTTTCTTGCTCCTACATCACAGCAAACCACTACAGACGTAAACGGTAATATAGTTGCTAATACTGACTCAAACCCTCCTACAGATACACCAGGATTAAACCCAGCAAATACGTATACAGCTTCATCAGATGCTATATCACTCATCAAGCAGTTTGAAGGGTTGAGACTAACTTCTTATCAAGACTCTGTGGGTGTATGGACGATTGGTTATGGTACTACCACAATCAATGGATCACCTGTAACAGCAGGTATGACTATAACTGAAAGCCAAGCAAACGAATACTTACTAGCACACTTCACTAAGTCTGTATACCCAATACTATACTCTGCAACGAAAGCACCAATAACCCAATCGATGTTTGATTCTATGTGTTCATTCGTGTATAACCTTGGTTCTGGTACATACTCTAAGTCAACGCTTCTATCAACACTAAACATACCCGATTATATGGGGTGTGCAAACCAGTTCTCAAACTATAATAAAGCTGGTGGACAAGTGTTAGCAGGATTAACAAAGCGCAGATCTGCAGAGTCACAACTATTCTTGAAGGATGGCGTGCCAACTGTATCAGGTGATCTATCCCCTGTCAATACACCTGTAAACCCACCAGTAGACTCTACTCCAAATGCATCAGGGTTAAGTAATACTGCTTCAGCTTCAGTTATAGGATTTAAAGACCCAAACGGTAAGTACCCTCTATACATCAATGAAGCAGACACCAATAAGTTAGCGAGAGCTGAAGACATCCGTAAGACCATCGTATACACTAAAGAGCAAACGCGAGATAAGGGAGTCAAGTCTGTTGGTGTTACATGGGACCAATCACAGATACCGTACAATGCCAAGTACCCGTTTAACCATGTAATGATGACCGAGTCTGGCCATGTTATGGAGTTTGATGATACAAAAGGATCCGAACGTATCCATACTTACCATAAGTCAGGTACATTTACAGAGATAGACGCAAACGGTACACAAGTTAACCGTATAGTTGGTGATGGGTATGAGATAATGGAGCGTAACGGCTTTGTACATATCAAGGGCGCACTCAACGTTACTGTAGAAGGTGATGTTAACTTACAAGTCAATAACAACATGAACGTTGCTGTGGCTGGTGCATTCAACCTCATGGCTGGATCAGTCAACATCGAATCTACTGGAGCCACAAACATATACTCTGGTAACAGTTTAAACCTTGAGTCATCTGCTTCTACGAACGTACTAGCTGGTGCAACACTTAACATGGACGGTGTGCGTCTAGACTTGGGCGATGGTCGTGCAGGTTCTGCTAACAAGACTGGATTATCTATACCAACTGTAGAAGGTGAACCAGAGTTTCCAAACCTTGTCGTTGTGACACGAGGTCTTGAAGCTGCATCAGTGTTTGAGACGCCTGACGAAGGTGACCCTGCAGACTACATAGCAAAACAAATCAGCGATGGTACGCTTGACGCTAATGAAGTTAACTCTGGTACTACTAACGGTACGACTGATGTCAAACCAAATGATGTGGCACCATTACCACAAAGCTGTAACATCATAAACGGTATGAGTGACTTTAGTCCAGACCTACAGTTATCAACACACTTTAAGCTTGCAACGTTTACACAGAACGGTACCCGTATGCCCGTTGCCCAACAAGGGTTAACACCACAACAGATCGTATGCAACCTTAAAGGGCTTGCAGAGAACTGCCTTGAAGCAATCATTGGTTTGTACCCTAATATCCAAATAACTTCTGGATTCAGGAGACCTGGTGATGTAGCTCAGTCTTCGCCTACTTCACAGCATTATTTGGGTCAAGCTGCGGACTTAGTCATACCAGGATTTGATAGGCAAAAACATTATGAAGCTATCCAAGCTATACAGCAGATCATACCATATGACCAACTATTACTTGAGTATTCAGGTGCATCGACTGTATGGATCCATGTATCGTTCTCATATACAAATAACAGGAAGCAGTCGTTTACTATGAGGGATCATGCGCGTGTAGGTAACATAGGACAGTACTTACTGATTCAATAATGTTTTCACCAGTACCTACAAGACTAACTACAGTCCATGAGCTTGAGAACGTAAAACAAAACGTAACTTACGTTGCTAGTACTACACCGACTTATGGAGCTACAGGTGTGGGTGTATCCACAGGAGGACAAGCATACCCTGTGACTATCACTGCAGTAGAACCTAACACGACTATTAATGTATCGGGTAATACCATCACTGGTTACTATACGGATGCGTTCAATAACGAGATCCATTATAGGACTGTTGATGATAAGTTTAAGACGGTATCACATTGGAGTGATATAGTCATGGCTGTGGCTGATGGTACACTATCAGAAGTATACTACTACCATGCAGACCCTACTGTAAGCAAGACTTATAGCTATATAGCTAAGGCAAATAATGAGCAGCAAACGTATACTATAGTTGTAGAGAACAACTGGCAGACTGGCCGGAACCAACTAATTAAATTCACTCATTTAACCAGATATCAGCAAAAGATCCTGGTAGAATGGATAAATAATAATAAAGATAAAGTTGGCTGGATAAACAAACTACTGGACTCCGTAGATTGGGAGAATAACTTACTACTATGACAACACCCGTATTAATACCAAATACATTCCAAAATAAGGTCGGGACTGCAAAGTTATCAGACCTTGACGACAACTTCACAGCATTAGCTAACGCTATCAATACTGGAGCTGGAGCTCCAGGTACTGTGTTTGATGGTGGTACTCCTACAACTATATACAATGGTTCTGATCTTAACGCAGGTGGCGTGACTTAATGGCATACATACAGATACAACTTAGACGCGGTACTGCTGCCGAATGGCAAGCTGCAAACCCAACCCTTGCTCTTGCAGAGATGGGTATTGAGATTGATACCCATAAATTTAAGATCGGTGATGGTACTACGGCATGGAATGACTTAGCATACGGCGGTCTACAAGGACTTACCGGTGCAACAGGTGCCACAGGTTATACAGGAGCAACTGGTCCACAAGGTCCAACGGGTGGTGCATCAGGTCCACAAGGTGCAAGCGGTGCATCTGGTGCTACAGGAAACCAAGGTGCAAGCGGTTCTCAAGGTCTTCAAGGTTTTGTTGGTACTACAGGTGCTACAGGTCCACAGGGAGCTAGTGGTGCAACAGGTGTACAAGGAGCTAGCGGTGCAAGCGGCGCATCAGGTGCAAGTGGAGCTAGCGGTGCTACAGGAACTCAAGGTGCTAGTGGAAGTACTGGTCCGATAGGTGCAAGCGGAGCTACTGGTTATACAGGAGCAACCGGTTCAACTGGCCCGCAAGGTCAAATCGGTGCAACTGGTTATACTGGTGCTACAGGTGCCACAGGTTTTACAGGAGCTACAGGTGCGACAGGATCTACAGGACCTATCGGTGCTACAGGTTATACTGGTGCAACAGGCGCGACAGGATATACGGGAGCCACAGGTTCTACTGGTCCGAGAGGTGCAAGCGGAGCTACTGGTTATACGGGAGCCACAGGTTCTACAGGACCAATAGGTGCAAGCGGTGCATCTGGCGCAACGGGTGTACAAGGTGCATCAGGAGCTACAGGTTCTGCAGGTGTAGTCAACAACGTACTATACGTTGCAACGAACGGTTCAGATTCAAATACGGGTAGATCGTTAAGTGATCCTTTCTTAACTATAAAGAAAGCATGTTCAGTAGCAATTGCAGAAACAACTATCTTTGTTAAGTCTGGTGAGTATATTGAACAAAACCCAGTAGTATTACCAGCAACATGTGCAATAATTGGTGATAACTTAAGGACAACATTCGTTATACCAGCAAACCCAACACTTGATATATTCCATGTTAATATGGGAAGTTATATTTGGGGATTCACGTTTAAAGGACATTTAGATCCTGCTGCGGCAGTTGCATACCCACCAAGAGATATAAACGGTAACATCACAGCAGTACCTGCATACATAACACGAAGCCCATACGTACAAAACTGTACATCACTTACTACTACTGGTAAAGGTGTATACATCGACGGTAGTGCTGTTGATGGTCTTAAGTCAATGGTGTTCGATGCGTTTACACAGTATAACCAAGGCGGTATCGGTATCCATATCGATAACGAAGCATACGCACAGTTAGTTTCTATATTCACCATCTGTACTCAGATAGCAGTATGGGCTACAAACGGTGGTTACTGTTCTATCACAAACTCTAACTCATCGTTCGGTACGTATGGTTTAGTTGCTGATGGTCATAGTCCAGTAAAACAGATTGGTAGAAGTAGCGGTGTAGATCAAATAGGATCATCTTTAACTATCGCTGAGCTTGAGTTTAGACCAAGCGTTGGTGATGCTATAACTTTTGATGACGGGACTACATGGTATACTGTCAACGTAGCTGGTGAACTTACTGCGCCTCCATCAAGGATAGGTTATAGTAATGCAGCAGACCTGTTATTACTAAATAGATCATTCATACAAGAACAAGTCATAGCTTATATAGACCAGCAAAATCCTGGTTATACATATGATAAAGCTTTATGCTATAGGGATGTTGGCACTTTTGTAGATAAGATAGCAAACGACACGGAGTTTGGAGGTAACCAAGAGACTGTAACAGCAGTGTTGAAATACTGGTATGCAGTCATTGATCCAATACCAAGCTTGATTAAACCTTCGACTGATGGTTTTTCATATCTTGGTAGTATAGCTAACTATATCATTACTAATTCAAGTGCAGGTAACCTATTAGGTGGGTTACAACAAAACCCACAACAATACGACCTAACAAAAACTGGAGGTTCTGTAGCTAGCAGCACTATAAGTAACTTGATATCTACTGTTAATAATGTTGTTACTAATGGTCCTAGTTCAGCTCCACCAAACTTAGATGCTGGCACCGGTATATCTGTCGTTACCATATTGGAAACTATACCTGATACAACACCTATCGTGGACGGCACTCAAGCTAAGTTTTATAGACGAAGCTTCATATCAACATCTGACCATACCATGGAGTATGTAGGTTCAGGTAACGACATCACTAAGTGTTTACCACAACTTGGAGGTATACCAGTACCAGAAAATCAGGTTATACAGACAAACGGTGGTTCAGTAGTATTTACAAGTACAGATGAACAAGGTAACTTTAGGATAGGTACAGGACTATTAATTAACAGAGCGGATGGTATTATCTCAGGTACTTCTTTTGATAAGAGCTTATTTGCCATCTTAACACCATACATCTTAGCAATCGAAGGAACAGCATAATGGCTATAGCATTAAACGTATTTAAAACCACGACAGCAGAAATAACCACAGCTGATACAGTCATCTATACTGCACCAGCTGGTAAATCATCTATCATATTGATGGCGCAGATAGCTAACGTCTCTGGTACTTCTGGCACAGTAACGTTTACACATCAATTTAATTCAACTACTACAGAGCTTATCAAAGACTTTCTTATACCTGGCAATGATTCAGCTTCTGCAATTACGGGTAAACTAGTACTTGAAACCGGTCACTCAATATCAGTATCAGCGAGTGATAACAGTAAATTTAAAATAACATTAAGTATCTTGGAATCAGTAAATGGCTAGAATATTATCTGGTAAAGTTAAAGTCATACCGCCATCTGGTGTATCACCAGACAGGTATGAGTTTTTACAACTATCAGAAGCAGAACCTAACTTAGGACTACCAGCGTACAGCGGCTATGTACTAGCATCAAACGTTGATGGTACAAGGAGTTGGGTACAACCAGGTCTACATTGGCAGAGGGTTACGAATTCAATCGTATTAGACCCATCCTTGTATGCGTATGACCAGATCATAGCTGATACAAGCGGTGGTTCTTTTAGCATAACACTACCAGCAACACCAACGACTGGTATGTCAATACTATTACAAGATGGTGGTAATTGGCAACAAAACCCATTAACCATACTACGTAATGGACATAACATCGATGGGTATGATGACGACTTACTCATCAACATAGCTAGAGTGCTAGTATACTTTACCTTTGACGGTTCACAATGGTTAGTAGTATCAACAGTTGGTCCTTCTGGTGCAACAGGTGCAACGGGTGGTCCAGGAGCGACAGGTGCTACAGGGTTTGGTGCAACAGGTGCGACAGGTTATACGGGTTCAACAGGTGCTACAGGATATAGTGGAGCAACGGGTGCGACAGGTTACACAGGAGCTACAGGTCCACAAGGTGCCACTGGTTATCAAGGAGCAAGCGGTTCTACCGGGTTAACAGGTGCTAGTGGATATGATGGTTCTACTGGAGCGACAGGATATACAGGTGCAACAGGTTATACAGGTGCTACAGGATACCAAGGCGCGAGCGGTGCCACTGGTATAGATGGAGCAAGCGGAGCTACTGGTTATACAGGAGCAACAGGTCCTATAGGTGCAAGTGGTCTTCAAGGAGACACAGGTGCAAGTGGTGCTACTGGTTATCAAGGAGCAACAGGACCACAAGGTTCTACAGGTCCACAAGGTATTGACGGTGCATCAGGTGCAACAGGGTTTACAGGAGCTACAGGAGCGACTGGTTATACGGGTGCAACAGGGATTACAGGAGCAAGTGGAGCGACAGGCCCACAAGGTTTAAGTGGTATCTTAATAGGTATAACATCATTCAATACTGCTGGTGCAACAGGATATGATAAGACGGTTAATAACCCAGGTTATATCGTAGTACACACTGTAGGTGGAGGCGGTAATGGTGGAAACGGTACCACAGCAGGATCCGCATACTATGGTGGAGGTGGTGGAGGTGGAGGTGGTATGGCGATCAAGAAGATCATGTCAAACGTGCTATCTACTATCACTGCTATAACTGTGGGTGGACCAGCTGGTACGACAACGTTTGGTAGTTTCCTAACATGTACAGGTGGATCAAACGGTAACAGCGGTGCAGGAACAAACGCGGGTGGTGCTGGTGGTACTGCGACAGGCGGTGACGTTAACTTGATTGGATCAGGTGGCTCTGCAGGTGGCGGTGGTATATACTCTACTACAGGTGGTGGTGAAGGCGGTGCTGGTTACCTCGGATCTGGAAGCGGGTTTGGTGGTGGACACGGTGGTGGAAACGCTGGGCCTGGTTCTGCAGGCGGTGGTGGAGGTGGTGGAGCTGGAACTCCAGGATATCAAACGGGCGGACAAGGTGGTTCAGGTATAGTAATCATCTATGAGTATGTATAGGGAAAATAAATGACGATAACTCTACAACAACTAGCTTCAGGAACGATACAAGGACCGATAGGTTCTACAGGTTCTACTGGAGCCACAGGATACACAGGAGCTACAGGAACTCCAGGTGCAACAGGTGCACAAGGTCCTATCGGTCAATCAGTAACGATTAAAGGTTCTGTTGCTAACTCATCATTACTACCACTCACTGGAAATACAATAGGTGATGGATACATCACGACTAATACTGGTCACTTATGGGTTTGGCAAGGTGCATCATGGGTTGACGTAGGTAACGTTACAGGTCCACAAGGTGCAACTGGTCCACAAGGTGCCACAGGTTATACTGGAACTACAGGAGCGACGGGTTATCAAGGTGCGAGTGGTTCAACAGGTTTAACAGGTTCGACAGGTGCCACAGGTATCCAAGGTTCGAGCGGATCGACGGGCTTAACAGGTTCGACAGGTGCGACAGGTGCAGGATTAACGGGCGCTACAGGATCTACGGGTCCACAAGGTGCAAGCGGTGTTGGCGCTACAGGTGCAGGGTTACCAGGTTCAACAGGATCTACAGGTCCACAAGGTGCAAGCGGTGTTGGTGCTACAGGTGCTACAGGTTATCAAGGTGCAAGCGGTGCTACAGGATATACAGGTGCAACAGGTGTTACTGGTGCAAGTGGAGCGACAGGTTTGCCTGGCGCAACAGGTATTCAAGGTCCAACTGGTGGTGCATCAGGACCTGTTGGTTCGACAGGTGCAACAGGTTATACTGGTGCGACAGGAGCGACAGGTTATACAGGAGCAACAGGCCCGCAAGGAGATACAGGTGGTGCATCAGGTCCACAGGGTGCAAGCGGTGCATCAGGTGCTACTGGTCCGACAGGATCTACAGGTCCAGCGGGTGTATCAAACATTCCAGGTGCAACAGGACCAATAGGTGCGACTGGTAGAGGAGCTACTGGTTCAACAGGACCAATAGGTGCAAGCGGTGCTACAGGAACTCAAGGTTCGAGTGGATCTACAGGTTTGCCTGGTGCAACAGGTATTCAAGGTCCAACTGGTGGTGCATCAGGTGCAAGCGGATCCACAGGTAAAACAGGTGCTACAGGTGCTACAGGAACTCAAGGTGCATCGGGTTTAACAGGAGCTACAGGTATTCAAGGTCCAACGGGTGGTGCATCAGGACCAACAGGACCAGGATTCGGAACAACAAATTGGACTGTATTACAAGGTGCAAGTGGACAACTAATATTCATGTACTTAACTGGAACTACTGGTGTACATGTAGCTATGCTTGATTCAAACGGTAACCTCACTACTGTACAAAGTGTTACTTCTTATGGTACTATTGCATAATGGCAGCTGGAACTAGGATTGGTGATGTTTGTTCAGGACATGGTTGTTTCCCACCACGTACTGTGATGGAAGGATCTAGCAACGTGTTTGCAAACGGTGTAGGTATTGCACGTGTAGGTGATCTATGGGAAACACATTGTTGTACCATCATATGTCATGATGGGAGAGGACAAGAAGGATCAAGTAAAGTATTCATTAATGGAAGAGCTGCTATGCGTATAGGTGACCCGATAGATTGTGGGTCTGTAGTAGCACAAGGCTCACAAAACGTATTCTTTGGATAGGCATAAATAATAAATGGCACGTAATACAAGGACATTCTCTGATATAGACTTATCGTTCGCGATGCACCCTGTCACGCATGATGTTAATATCAAGTATGATGCAGAAGACATCAAGGCTTCTGTAAAGAACCTAGTGCTTACACAAAACTATGAGAGGCCATTCCATTCAGAGATTGGATCACAGGTAAGAGGTTTATTATTTGAGCCAGCAACACCGATGCTCAACGTATTACTTAAGAGAGCTATACAAGACGTCATCATCAACTTTGAACCAAGAGTTAACTTGATAGATGTACTAGTCACACTCTCACCAGATAATAATGAAGTCTATGTGTCAGTAACATTTACTATTGTAAACACATCTACACCGATAGCTGTAGATATCATTTTAACGAGAAGCCGATAATGCCAGCAAATAACAACATATCAGTATCTGAATTAGACTTTGACAAGATCAAGGCTAACATCCAAACATACTTACAAGGTCAAAGCACGTTTTCTGACTATAACTTCAATGGTTCTGGCTTATCAGTACTACTAGACATCCTTGCCTACAATACACACTACAACGGCTTATACACTAATCTTGCTGTAAACGAATCGTTCCTTGACTCTGCAAGTAAGAGGGCATCTGTTGTATCACGAGCTAAGGAGATCGGTTACGTACCTTACTCTGCAAGATGCGCGACAGCAACAGTCAACATCACTGTGTCTGCAACTACTACTACACCAGCAACCCTTATCATCCCAGCGATGAGCTCATTTACATCAAACGTAAACGGCACTACTTATACTTTCTATAACATGGAAGCTATCCAAGCATCATTGAGTGGGTCTACATATACTTTTACAAATGTTAAGTTAACAGAAGGTGTAAATTTAAACTATAGCTATACTGTAGCGGATGGTGTACAATACATCATACCTAATAATCCAGTTGACTTATCTACATTAAACGTGCGTGTACAAGATAACTCTACTTCATCAGTGTTTACTTCCTTCATAAACGAAGAGAACATAACAAACTTAAACGGTGAATCAGCAGTATACTTTGTAAAAGAGATACAAGGACAACAGTATGAGATAGAGTTTGGTAACGGAGTCATAGGTAAAGCACTATCAAACGGCAACGTAGTTAACATCAACTACATGATAACACACCTTGATGCTCCAAACGGTGCAAACATATTCTTATACACTGGTCCAACACTATTGGGTGGATCAGTAGCTGTAACTACACTCACACCTGCAGAAGGTGGTTCAGACGTTGAGCCGATCGAATCAATTAGGTTCAATGCACCAAGAGCATTCAATACACAGAATAGAGCTGTAACTGCAAACGATTATCAAACCATCATCCTCAATAACTACTCAAACGCCCAGTCAGTCAACGTATGGGGAGGAGAGAGTAATGTCCCTCCAGTGTATGGTCAAGTATTCTTATCTATCCAACCAAAGTCATCACAATACTTAACTGAGACTGATAAGACATACATCATCAATGAATTGCTAGCGCCATTAAACGTAGTATCCATAACACCGGTCATCGTTGATCCGGAGTACATCAACCTTGAGGTAAACACTACAGTATACTATAACCCTAACTTAACATCTCTACAAAGCAGTGATATCAAGACATTGGTATCTCAAACTATCCAAGCTTATAATACTAAGAACCTTGAATCATTTACTGGTATCTTTAGGTTCTCAAACTTATCATCACAGATAGACGCGACAGAGCCATCGATCGTATCTAACATCACTACTATTAAGCTACAAAGGGAAGTTGCTGTACAGTATAACACTACTGCAACTTATACCATCAACCTTGGTAACCCGATCTATAATGCAGGTGTTGCAGAACAATCTATCCTATCAACAGCTTTCTATATCCCTAATAACACTAACAAGATGTACATAGAAGACTTGCCAGGAAGTGGTACGACTGGGCAGCTAAGGATGTTCTACTATAATGGAGACGTGAAGACGTACGTACGTACTTTTGGTTCAGTCAACTATAGTAATGGTGACATCATCATGTCGGACCTTGAGATCACAGGCATCGATCTAAGTCAAGCTGGTGGGTTATTCTTATTAAACATCAAACCTCAATCAAATGACGTGGTGTCTGTCCGTAACCAACTAGTTACTATACCAACGGCTAACATCAACGTTAACGTGGTGATTGATAAGCCATCAGTTGGTAACTCATCAGGTGGTTCTAACTTCGTATTCACATCAAGCTATAACTAATGTCAAACATACCTCTACATACTGCGGTCACTAAACAGATACCTGAATTTATCAGGTCTCAGTACCCTTTATTCGTAGAGTTTATAGAAGCTTACTATGCTTATCAAGATGAGTATGAGTATAAAGATATCCAAAGCTTAAGAGACATCGACGAGACGTTAGATTCTTTCATACAGTACTTTAAGAACGAACTTGATATCTATGGCACAACATACCCATACATCGATCAAAGGCTATTCTTAAGGAAAGCTAAAGAGTTATTCACTAAGAAGGGTGTTGAAGAAGCATACAAGTTCTTATTTAAGATCTTATATAATAAGACAGCTGATGTATCATACCCATGGAAATCAGTATTGATCCCATCAAGCGGTCAATGGCAACAAGACATATCAATCTTCGTTGATACTACAGGATCTACTGCTGATATCAATACACTTCCTGGAAATAGGATCGATATCAACGGCCCAAACCAAATCATAAAGGTCATAGTAGTACGTGTAAACTATGTGAGAGATAACATCTATGAGATCTTTATTGATAGAAACTACTATGGTGATATAAAGACTGGCTATACTGTTACCTTCACAGGTGTAACCGGTAAGATAATCCCAACTACCGTATCATACTACATAGCAAATCCTGGTAACGGGTTCAGGGTAGGTGACTTGATAGTTGGTAATACGATATCAAATGGTTCTATCATAACACAAAAGCTTAAGGTGACAGCCGTCAATAATGTGGGAGGGGTAACTGCTGTAACAAACATTGAGTTTGGTTGCGGGTATACCACTGACTTTTACTTATTACAGTCAAACCAAGCCATATCTACACCATCCACGTTACAGATAGACAAAGATGGAACTACCCAATACAGCTTGAACAATGATAGTATCATAAACCAATTTGCTGACTATGGTTATATCATTAACCCTAACTATGATGAGACTGATTATCAAGACCCTACATATGTGGGCGAAATACTACAGCAGTTCTATCAAGAAGCTAACACTAGTAAGACAGTAGCTCCTAACTACTTATTGATTGGTTTTACTATAGGAGCTGTAGCAAAATACCAAGGCTACTACAGTTCCAATAACGGGTTCCTTGATGATGATATAGTCATCCAAGACAGCTATAAGTATCAAAAGTACTCATACATAGTAACAGTAAACGAAAGACTAAGTGACTACATAAACATACTTAAGTCTTACCTACATCCAGCAGGTACTGCCTTGTTTGGAGAGTTCCAGATACAAAATACTTATGGACCAATAGTTGGGGCTACAAATGAAGTAGGTCAATGGATATCACAAGCTACATTTACCACTATAAATATACCTACGATAACAGACTATCTAACACCTGGTACTGGTAGTGGTCTAATCGGTATTGATCCATACGATTCACAAGTATACATGGACCCATCAGAACACTATAATCCTCCAGAGACACATACGTTTACTGGATAGAATAAAGGAGCACTAAATGTTAAAAGACAGCGTTGTATTAACTGGTAAGTTGTTGATACAAAAATACAATGAAAATAAAGAACTAATCTATTCAGAAGAGTTTAATAACCTTATAGTGACGTTGGGTAAAAACTTCATAGCATCAAGGTTAGCCAGTAACACGCTTGACGTGATGAACTATATGGCTATCGGTTCAAGCTCCACTACAGCTGACTCTACACAGATCCAACTATTCAATGAGCTAGCACGAGTTAGCTTATCTACTGCTACAGTTTCAGGTACAAGCGCAGTGTTTACTGCTACTTTTGGTAATGGTGTAGGTATAGGTTCAATCACAGAAGCTGGTATATTCAATGAATCTTCTTCAACGTTATTAACATTCAATGCTGCTACAGCAGTGGGTGGTTCAAACAATGAGATCACCATATCGAGCCATGGTTTAAATACTGGTGATCAGATCGCATACTCTGCAGGCGGTGGTACCGCTATAGGTGGACTATCAGAAGGCGGCATCTACTATGTAATCAAAGTAGATGGTGATAATATCAAGTTAGCTGACACTTATGCCCATGCTGGATCAAACACAGCATTAACTATAACTCCTGGTTCTGGAATCAACCACACTATTAGGCATGGTTATATGCTTGCAAGGACAACATTCCCAGTAATCTCTAAATCATCATCTGAAACCATCGCGATTCAATGGGTAGTTTCTGTAGGATAATAAATGATCTCATACTCAATATTCAAGCCAATCTTTAAGACCACTATAGCACAAGCTGTCTATAATGAGGTGGTATCTAACACATCAAGTTATTATCATTGGATTGGTAAAGAGAATACATGGCAGGACTTCTTAAGCCCTTTCATCCCTTCATCTGATGGTGATTATCCAGGTGCACCACAAGACAACTTTAGGTATGAACTACACGTACGTCGAGATATACTAACTGCTAAGAAGATCACATCTGGTGATGTATCATTAGTTATCCGTCGTATTGATTGGGTTAGTGATACAGTATATGATATGTATGATGATGCTATCAACCCAACAGAAGGTTATGGATACGGTCCAGCATACTCTGGTGCAGGTGGTTTAGATACAGCTAACTTCTATGTATTAACAACTGACTATAACGTATACAAGTGTATTGATAACAACTACAATGCAAAATCAACCTATATGCCTATAGGTACAACGCAAAACATATTTACTACAGCTGATGGTTATAAGTGGAAGTTCATGTATACCATCCCTGTGTCATTAAGGAATAGGTTCTTATCCTCTACTTGGATGCCAGTATCTACAGCTTTAACTAACCAGTTCTATTCTAATGGTACTATCAATAACATCAACATCGTCAATGGTGGTTATGGATATAATCAAGGCACTACTTCTGCTGTCATCAGCGGTGATGGTTACTTAGAAGCAAACCCATATACTATCGACTCGTTAATCATACAAAACCCTGGTTATGGTTATTCTACTATCACGCTTACGGTATCTCCTCCTATCACAAACTATATTGAATGGTCTGCATACTTTAACCTTAATACTGGAAGCTACGTAGCATACACAAACCCAGCTACTAACCGTACAAACTTTTACCTTGTAATTTCTGGTACCCAGTTAGGTAATGCTGGACCAATCCATACAAGTGGCACAGTCAATAATGGTACAGCACAACTTCAATATGTTGGTACTACAGCTGTGGCCAATGCTGTCATCACTTCTGAATCTGTTAGCCAAGTTAACTTAATAGATTCTGGATATGGATATAGCTCTGCTCCTACCATCACTGTATCACAAGCCATATCAGGAAGTACAAACTGGAGTCGACTAACTACAGTGACTCTGGGCGAGATATTAAATTCAAATGGTATCTATTATGAAGTTACTACTGCTGGCACAACAGGCACTGTAGCTCCTATTGATACTACTGGTAACATCATTACAGATGGTACTGCAAGCATACAGTATATAGGTGCTGATGCAGTCATAACACCTCATATCACAAAGACAGAAGCAGAGATATCCTTAATCATTAGTGCAGGGGTTGATAGCTTATACACTGTATCTTTAACTAATGAAGGTGCACAATACGTTGAGACTCCTAACGTAACTATTTCAGACCCACCAAGTGGTACTACAGCTAATGCTATAGCTAACGTATCAAACGGTGTAGTGACATATGTGGGAGTAACTCTAGCTGGTAATGGATACCTCACTGCTCCTAGCGTTACTATAGATCGCCCAACTTATACGTTTAATGCAGCGACTGCAGTTAATAATACTAATCACACCATAACTTATGATGGTCATCTGTTTAATACTGGTGATGAAGTAGAGTATATCGATAATGGTGGTACTGGTGTTGGAGGTTTAACTTCTACATTTAACTACTATGTCATAGTCGTTGATACAAATACAATCCAACTAGCAACTTCAGCTCTTGATGCAACTAACGGTACATACATATCAATAACAGCTGGTACTGGTGCAGATCATAAGTTAGTAATACAAACATCTGCTTCTAGGGCAACCGCTTTTGCTAGTTTAGGTACTGGTGGAAATATCGTTGGTTATGCTATCTTAGATGGTGGTATAGGGTATACATCAGCTAACATCACGGTGATAGACACATCTGGATCCGGTTCTGGTGCAGTATTAACGCCTAATCTAAATATTGGTAATATCAACACGCTTCAAGCAAACGTTGAGTTACTCGCTGTACCTGGAACGATTGAAGTCATCAAAGTAGTAGATCAAGGCACAGGTTATGGTTCTGCCACAATAACTATCAAAGGTGATGGTACAGGTGCTACAGCACGTGCTGTATGTTCTGGAGGTAAAGTAGTAGCTATCGAGATGACAAATGTAGGTTCTGGATATACTTGGACAGACGTGATCATTGAAGGTAACGGTACAGGAGCTGTAGCAAGAGCAATCATGTCACCATTAGGTGGTCACGGTTCAAACGCTGTTGAAGAGCTATATGCAAATACATTAGCTTTCTATAGTTCATTTGCTTCAGAAGTTAACCAAGGATTCATCATCAATAATGACTACCGTAAGTGTGGTCTGATTAGAAACTTACAATCACAGCAGTCTAATGTTCAAGGGTATACAGGAAACAGTGGACCTAAGTTCACAGGATCTGTAGGTTCTGGTTGTGTACTAATCACTGGTAGTTTTGATGTCTCAAAGATATTGCATGACATGCTGTTGTATAAAGTAGAAAGTAACGGCTCAGCAAACTATAAGAAGTATAGGGTGGTTGACTTTAATTCAACCCAGATCTTGTTATCAGTATTCAATGACTTCTCTATAGAAGTGGGTGATACACTGATCTCAGATCCTTTTGATATTAATCCAGTTACTGGTATTGCATTGATACCAAACCCTACAGTGCCGATTACTACAATAGATGTTACAGCTGTTACAAATAGGACTATAAACCCATTCTCTGGGGACTTCCTCTTTGTTGAAGTCATGGAGCCGTTTGCTCCTTCTGCACAGCAAATTGTTACAGTAAGAACCCTTTTAACCGTATAAATAGATATAATCAATTGAAAGAGTAGATATGTCACTTAATTTTACCACAAATCCATACTTTGATGACTTTGATGATACCAAGAACTATCATCGTATACTATTTAAACCTGGATATGCTGTCCAAGCCCGTGAGTTAACACAACTCCAGACACAGATCCAAGACCAAATAGCCAAGTTTGGTAAGAATATATTTGTTAACGGTACAGTGGTTACTGGTTGCAGCCGTTTATTTGAAAATACTCTACAGTCAATCAAGATTGACCCATCATTTGGCGGTAATGCTGTCAACATGGCTATATTTAATGGAGCTACCATCGTTGGTGCTTCTTCTGGTACTAAAGCTTTAGTCAAGCTAAGCTTAGACGCTACTTCTACACAACCTAAAACCTTATTAGTATCAATCACTTCTGGTTCTGCATTTTCTGTTGGTGAGAACTTAACTATCTCAGGTACAGCTGTAGCAACTATCCAAACTGGTTCATCACTCAATAAGTCAATGGCATTCTCTATTGATTCAGGTGTATTCTTTGTTAACGGTATGTTCGTATATGTTGAACCACAAACCATTGCAGTAGATGCGTACTCCAATACATCTTCAGCATCAGTAGGTCTTGTACTCAATGAAAGCTTTGCATCATCAAACACAGATACATCATTACTTGATAATGCTACTGGTACACCAAACTATGCAGCTCCTGGTGCAGATCGCTACCATGCAAGCTTAACTTTAACAGCAAAAGGTTTAACAGACTCTGTTGATGGTTTCACGGAGATCGCTCGTATAGTTGATGGAGCATTAGTAGTTAATAAAACTAACACTGTATACTCTGCTATCGGCAATGAGATGGCACAAAGGACATTCGATGAAGCAGGTAACTATACAGTTAATGTATGGCCTCTTCATATCACAGATGCAGTTGATGGAGCCACAGGGTTCTTCACTGCCGCATTAGGTCCTGGTAAAGGTTATGTTCAAGGATATGAATTTGAAACTATCAGTACAACGCCTTTGTCTGTACCTAGAGCAAGGACTCCTTCAAGTTTAATCAGTAAAGATGTTAATACAAACTACGGTAACTATGTAAACGTTACAAACTTAGTTGGTCCATTCGTCACAAATAAAAAGATAACTGAACTTTCAACTGTACCATACACGTCTGTAGAACTACATAGCGTAGTGACTGCTTCAGTGTCTGGATCAACATATAAGATCGGTACTGCACAAGTAAGGTTCTTACAGCAAGTTTCAGGTATCCCAGGAACTTCAGCGGTCTATGCGATGTACCTATTCAACATCACGATGAATAGTGGTCAAAAGTTTGAGAGCGTTAAGTCTATCATCACATCTACATCATCAGCTGACATCGATGCATCAAGTAAAGTAGGTGGTTCTGGTAATACTATCCTATACGGCTCTGACAGTCCAGGTTTAGTATTCCCAATACCTAACCAATATGTTAAGACTATACAAAACGGCAGTTATTCTATCCAAAGAACATTTACTGGTGTAAGTTTCTCAGGTGGAGTTGCACATATAGACACAGAAGACAGTACAGAAAACTTTGAGGGTGATGGCGTAACGACAGGTTTTGGTGGTGGACTAACAGATTCTATAAAGAATAAATCTTACCATGTTGTCATCACAGGAAACTTAACTGCGAGTTCCACAGGTTTAAGTGTAGGGTCTATCATCTCATTTGAAGATGCAAACTCAAGATCGATCGTAGTATCATCTACAGGTAGTGCTTCACAGGCACAATTTAATGTTAATGATACAGGCTTCTCATGTACTGCTACAATCATCGCAGAAGTTACATTAACTACACAATCATATAAGACCAAAGGGTTAAGCGGATACTCTACAGCTATCTTAGGTACTGGTTCTGCATCTGGATTAAATACAACTTATGGTGGTAAAGATACACTAAGCGTGTCAGACATATATCAAGTATATGCTGTATATAACACTGGTTCAACAAATCCTACCGCTGTTAACGTAGATAGTAATACAATGGTTATTGACTGGAACGGAGTAGCATATACAGAAGTTACATCAAACTACATAGTTGATAACGGTCAGCGTTCAGAGATCTATGATCATGGTAACTTAGTATTGACAGGTACGGCACCTACAGATACTAATTACCTATTAGTGATATATAAAAACTTTAGTCATAGTGGCAATGGATACTTAGCAGTAAACTCATATCCTGTAGCATACGAAGACATCCCAACATTTATAGACCCTTCATCAGGTGTAACGTATAACCTTAGAGATTGTATTGACTTCAGACCTAGAAGGGCTGATGGTGATACATCATTAACTAACGGTCAAGTACCAGACCCAACTAGCTCTACTGGTTTAACTACAGCATACCAGTATTACCTTGCACGTATCGACACTATCCTTGCTACGGCAGATAAAAACCTTACCGTATTATCAGGCATTCCTGCAGTCTACCCCACGGTGCCCACAAATATTGGTAATAGCATGGCGATCTATAACCTTGTCATACCTCCATATACAGCAAAGGTATCAGACATTCAAGTTGAGTACATCAACAACGAACGATACACCATGCATGACATCGGCGGTCTTGAAAAACGTATCGCAAATCTAGAATACTACACACAACTATCATTACTAGAATCTCAAGCGCAAGGTACATCAATCACTGATGCATCAAACCTTGAGAAGTTTAAGAACGGCTTTGCAGTAGATGCTTTTACAAGCTCAGACATATATGCTTCATCACAAGTAGATTGGGATAAGAAGTCATGGGGTTGGTGGGCAGCATGGTTCAATGGATCAAATACATGGAACTCTGCATCCACAAACTATAATAACAACTCAATCGCTAACGCAGCAGACCTTGACTTTAAGGTAGCTATTGATCCATATAACCAAAACGCACGAGCAACATTTGATGTTAACTATCATCAATTTACTCCAGCTAATCCTGTATCTACACAAGTTACAGGTGACATAGCAACGCTATCATATACTGAGACATCAGCTATCAATCAACCTCTTGCTAGTGAATACACTAACATCAACCCATTCAATGTTATCAGATATGTAGGTGATATCCAGTTAGACCCTCCATTTGATCAATGGGTAGATACCTCAGTGTTACCATCAGTAAATGACGTGGTGACTATCCAATTACCTGATGCATCATCACTTAGTGATACAGTCGTTACTGGTTACTATGGTGTTCATCCTGGTATGCGTTGGGCTACAACTTCTACATCAAGCACAGTAAATACAAACTTAGTAAGTACAAGCACTACAACACTAGGAACAAGCGTTGTATCAGTTCAATCTGTGCCTTATATCAGACCAAGTACTATCATCGGTGTCGGTACCAAGTTTAAACCTAATGCTCGTCTATACCCATTCTTTGATAATACAAGCATCTCATCGTATGTTAAACCATTACTAGTGCTTACAGTAAATGGTGCTACAGGTATGTTTGATGCAGCTAACTATGAGACATTAACTTTCCATAATACAAGTTATACTGGTACACAGACAGGTACTGCTAGCGCAGCGTTGTTCTCTGCTCCTTTAGCATCTGATCCTACAAAGAGACTACTATACATATTTGGTGCATCTGTAACTCCAAGTAATGGTCAATACGTTGTAGGTTCATCTAGTGGTGTATATGGACAAATAACAGCGGTTAGTGCTGTACCAGCTCTTGGTGATGCATTAGTCCCTGATGAACATGGCAATGTTGCATTTGAGTTTGATGTTCCAGCTAATACTTTTGCAACAGGTCAAAGAGTCATCAGACTAATTGATAACAATACAAACGATATGGCTCTTGAAGAGTCTGTTGGTCAAGCAACGTATACAGCTGTAGGTCTACTACAAAAAGAACAAACAACGTTGTTAACTACACGTGCTGTACAAAACCAACAAGTAACAACTACAACTGGTTACTATTATGACCCTACAGCAGAGTCATTCCTTGTAGATGCTGGATTATACCCACAAGGCATGCATGTTACATCTATCGACTTATACTTTAAGTCTGCAGATACTTCAGTTCCTGTAACAGTAGAGATCAGGACTACAGCTAATGGTTATCCAAGTTCAGTTGGTACTATACCATTTGCTTCTGTAACGTTAAACGCTGAAGATGTAAACGTTTCTGATACTGCAACAGTAGCTACTAACTTTATGTTCCCAAGCCCTATCCATTTAGTTCCTGGTGAATATGCTATCGTTGTATCATCTAACTCTAACCAATACGAAGTGTTTACTGCAACTGTAGGTTCAACACTATTAAATGGTACAAGGTTGATAGATAAACAACCATACATTGGTTCTCTATTTAGATCACAAAATGCTTCTACATGGACTGCTGATCAAAACTCAGACCTCATGTTTAATATCAACAGAGCAAGCTTTACTTCTACAGGTACCATTGAGTTTGATATAGAAGACCCTGCATCTGCACTCAGCTATCAAACATTATATACTAACATCGCGGCTGTTACCCCAACAGGTACAACACTAACATGGGCTGCAAAAGCATATAACGGTTCGGCCTTTGACTCTGCATGGGCATCTATCAACTTAAGTCAAAACATTGACTACCCATCATTGAAACAGATAGCTGCTGCAGCTGGTATCGGTGGCACTCCAAGCTTAAGGTTACAAGCTACACTAACAACTACAAACGACCAAGTATCTCCATTCATTGATACATCAAGCGTTGCTGTAGTGACAGCTCTTAATAAGATCAACAATGATGCATCAGGTGAAGCTGGAGTATCTGCAGGTGGTACAGCCTTTGCAAGATACGTAAGTAAACCTATCAACCTTGCATCTGGGTTTGAATCAACAAACTTAAACGTTAGGGTTGATGTCAACGCTCCAGCTGGTACAAGTATCAAGTGTTACTATAGAACACTACCAACTTCTGCTACGACACCTATCACTGATGAATATTGGGTACTAATGAACCTTGAGAGCACAGCAGCTCCATCAACATCTAACTATAAGTTCTCAGAGTATAGTTTCTTCCCAACTGGTGCTTTTGATCAGTATGGTGTGCCACAAAACTCACCTATTGCAACAAGGTTTAATGCTTTCCAAATCAAGATAGTATTATTATCAAGCAATACAGCAGTGACACCATTGCTACAAAACCTTAGAATCATTGCATTGGATACATAATGAGAGCAAAGATACAAAACCAGACTTTAGTAAGGGACCTTAATACAGGAGCTATCCTAGAGACTGATGTTGTAAAGTTAAATAGGCATAGAGCTATACAAAACGCTATAGCTGAGAGAGAAAACAAGATAGACGATCTTGCAGAAAGAATAAATAAACTAGAAACAATCATAGAACGGATGACAAATGACAACACTAACGCTTAGATCAGTAAAAGGTGCACCTTTAACAAACACTGAGATGGATACTAACTTTACCAATCTGAGTACAGATATTGGTACAAGGTTGCTCGCATCAGCTTATACAGCATCTGATATATTAACTAAATTAGAAACAGTAGATGGTTCTGGTTCAGGGCTTGACGCTGATAAGCTTCATGGTTACTTACCCGCCACTACTAGTACAGTAAACACGATCGTACAGAGGGATGGATCTGGTAACTTTGCTGCAAACGTCATCACAGCAAACTTAACAGGTAACGTCACAGGTAGTGTATCAGGTAATGCTGGTACAGTTACAAACGGTGTGTATACTACAGATACTGGTACAGTGACAGCTACCATGTTAGCTGGAAGTATCCCAAGTTCTAAGCTTACTACGACTGGTATTTCTGCTGCAACATACGGTTCTGCTACAGTTATCCCAGGAATTACAGTTGATACCGCAGGTAGAGTTACTGGAGCTACAGGGTTTGATATTCCTGGTAGTTCATCAAATATACAATATAGCAGCCTTGGTGTTGGTACAACTGCATCTGGTACTGTCGGTGAGATCCGTGCTACAAACCAAATCACATCATACTACTCAGACGAAAGATTAAAGACAAAGTTAGGTGGTATAGAAAATGCACTTGATAAGGTTGATGCTTTATCTGGCTTCTACTATGAAGCTAATGAATCAGCTCAAGCTTTAGGTTTTGCTGTTAAGAGGGAAGTTGGCGTATCTGCACAAGAAGTTCAAGCAGTACTACCAGAGATCGTTACAGACGCTCCAGTAGATACACAGTACTTAACCGTACGATATGAAAGATTAGTACCACTGTTGATCGAAGCTATCAAAGAATTAAGAGCAGAAGTTAACTCTTTAAAAGGTAACTAGGATAAAAGATGGCAACAACTAAGATAGGTAATGGTAATATAACATTTGGTGATAACACATCACTAAGTAGCGCTAATTTACCATATGCAAATATAACAAACAAAAAAACAAACCTTAGTCAATTTACTAATGACTTGGGTAACTATGGTGGTTTTTTCCCTGTCACAGGTGTAGATACTACCGCGTACAGTACTGGTGCTTTTGCTAATATAGGTGTTGGAGTAAACAGTGCGGGCAATTTAACATTGATAACTGATGGTAATTGCAACTGTAACTGTAACTGTAATTGTTAGGATAATAGATGTCAACAAAAATAACAAATGGATCATTAGTTTTTGGAGATAACACCACACTATCTTCTGCAAATGTTACACAATCACAATTAACTAGTGCTCCTACTAATCTTAGTCAGTTTACTAATAATCTTGGCAACTACTATCCATTTATTACAATTGATAATTTAAGTCATGCTGCAGTTTTTATTGGAAGTATATCAGGAACCAATCTAACTGTAACAAGTATCATATCTGGTAGCATAGCTATCGGCAATAATCTTGGTCCTAATGCATTAAACGGTGTTGGTGTTGCAAACGGTACATATTTTGTATCACAGACTTCAGGCGCTACAGGAGGTACTGGAGTATATGTGGTCAGCGTTTCACAAAATTTAGCTAGTACAAAACTTTATCAGATGACATTATCAGGTTACTATGCATATAATGAATATGGTCCAAGACACTTAAACTGGAATGGTACAACTTTGTCAATCAATGCTAATAATTGTAATTGCAACTGTAACTGCTAAGGATAATAAATGGCAACGATATTAGAAAATGGTGATATAAAATTTGGTGATGGTACTACTTTAAGTACAGCATCATTTGTATGGGGCACTGTAGGTGCATCAGGCGCTACAGGAGCCACAGGTATAGTTGGAAGACCAACAGCACTAAGTCAGTTTACTAATGATCTTGGTAACTATGGACCATTCTTATCAGCTGGAAACCTCATAAGCGGTGATAACCTTAACAGTGGTGTTATTAGCGCATGCGGTAGCGGAAGAGGAGGAGTAGGTCACCTTACAAGTGGAGTTTGGGGATTATATTGGAACGGTGCTACTGGTGCTTCCGGAGCTTTAACTTTACAAAACTATAACTGTAACTGTGCATGTAATTGCTAATAAATAGATAAAAAGGAAAAAACAATGAATTTTTACTCACTAAGTACAACAAGAACGTTATCAAAAAACGATGTCACTATCAAAAATGATATCTTGACATTGGAGATTTCTGATACTACTGTTACTGCAATTGGAACAACCAATGCTGTTGGTACATTCAATCTAGCAGAACTAGTACAAAAATATTCTCAGGATCATGGATGTATCGCGTTGTTTCCAAAAGCAATGCATATCCCAGATACTCAAGAATTCATGGCTATGGAGACTACACAACTTTCATTAAGTGAAAAGGGCGGAGGTGATCCAGGTATGATCTATCAAAAAACTGATGTGACACCAGCGGCAGAAGGTAAAACATATCCAGGTTCACCATGGTCAGTTATCAACAGTAGATACTCTTCATATGGTTACTTGTATATCTTAACACCATATAAGGATTGTCCTACCAGCGAACTAACTATCATATTTAGAGATGGTGCAAACATCACAGTTAACGGATCAGCTCCTTCATCTACATCTATAGTATCGATGCATGCATTCTTAGAATCATGGTTACCTATCATAGTTAATGGACCAAGTACTATTAAAGCTGGTGATACACATGCATATACAGTGACGGCTCCAGCAAACACTACGGTTTATCTTTCATCTGATATTGGTGTAATTAATAGATCACGTGTAACGAATGGTGGTACATTTAACTTAGACACTACTGGATTAAATGCTGGTGAAGTAGTAACAATTAAAACTGGATACAAATACTGGACTGGCGTATCTACTAAGGTAGTAACACTTGACTAATATTGCACAACTATGGCCAACCAATATTCTTATTGAACAAAGAGCGGTTGAAGCTACTGATGATTTTTTAAAGAATATTATTAGTATTGGTGAAGAATATGAAGCTCAGCATCCTGAGGCTCATGTCCCTTATTATATGCGTAAGTCAAAAGAGGCAGCTTATAACTTACTAGCTGATCCTCGTCCAGAATGCCAGCTATTTAAAAGTATGTTAAAATCTAGGATGGCTCAGTTAGCTGCAGCTGAAGGTTTTATTAATCCAGAAGAAGTAGAGTTTGAAGCTATCACTAGCTTACGTAAGTTTGCTCCTGGTGAGTATGCAAAGCCTCACAATCATAGAAGCGTTGACTACGTGGCAGTTTTATGGGTATCTATGGAAGTCACAGACTTTCCAAATAATAATACTCATCAAAAACCTGCAGGAAATAGGTTACACATAATCGATCCTATTTCTTCAAGAAGTAGATTATTGAATCATGAGATGTTATTCCCAATAAGTCCTGTACTAGGAACATTTACTATACATCCTTCTTCAATATTCCATACTACTGAAGTTAACTTAGGAAGCGTTGATACTATTGCATTAGTTACTAACATAAAGGTTGTTGAATCTGTAAGGAATTACGTTACATTATAATTTATAATTAAGGACATGAAATGGCGAAGTTTAATATAAAATGTGTGAGACCTGTAACAAATGAAGATGTAGAGTTTTGGTATGATAACATGACTTCTGAGATATCAGATGCAAATGGAAACGTGATAGATTTTAGTAACGGTAATACTCGTTCCTATAAAGAAGTGTTTACTACAAGTAAAGACACTCCAGCAAAAAAGAGTAAAGATATTAAGATCCTCAAGATACAGCTAGGCTTATCTTGTAATTATGAATGTGTCTACTGCAGTCAAAGGTTTGTACCTAAAGCTGATGAGATGACAAAGGATGATGTAGGTCCGTTCTTAGATCAACTACCAACATGGTTTGATGGTGGTGATAATAAAGACGGTACTGGAGTTAAAGTAGAATTTTGGGGTGGTGAGCCCTTTGTATATTGGAAGAGTCTAAAGCCTCTTGCTGAAGGCATGAGGAAGATGTATCCAAACATAGCATTTGGTATAGTGACTAATGGTACTATATTAGACTTAGAAAAGAATGAATGGCTTGATAACTTAGGGTTTAGTGTTGGTATATCACATGATGGACCAGGTTATCATGTTAGAGGGTTAGACCCATTCGATGATCCAGAACAATTCGCGATGATCATGGATCTATGGAATAGGTTAGGACCAAAGAATCGTATGAGCTTTAACGCTATGGTGAATAAAGATAACCAAAGCCGTGCAGCCATAAGTCAATGGTTTAAAGATAAACTTGGGTTTGATGTACCTATCGGAGAAGGTGGGTTCATTGATCCATATGATGAAGGTGGTGCTAGCGTTTGTTTTACTGATGAACACGATCACCTTAACTATCGAGCTAATACGTTTAAAGAAGTAAGAAGTGGACTTGGAACTAATGTTGGTGCCACTAAGAAGAAGATCAACGAGTTCATAACATCTATACAAACCAAAAGACCAGCTGTTGCTGTAGGTCAGAAGTGTACGATGGATGATGAACACAATATTGCAGTAGATTTAAAAGGTAACGTGCTAACATGTCAAAACGTTAGCTCTGTAGCTATAGGATTTAATGGTGAGAGTCACCTTATCGGTAACGTTAATGACTTTGACAACATCAAGTTAAAGACTAGTACACACTGGAGTCATAGAGAAGAGTGTCCTACATGTCCAGTATTACAGATATGTCAAGGTTCATGCATGTTTTTACATGGAGATATGTGGAGCCTAGCATGTGATAACGCTTACTCTGATAACATACCGTTCTTCATGGCTGCGTTTGAGATGTTAACAGGATGTCTCCCATACTATATTGACGGAGACCTTGATGAGTCTAGAAAAGACATCATCGGAGCTGTAAAAGGGATACCAGAACCTAAGACTGGTAAGAAGATTATAAGCATACAACCAATTTAAAGGAACCAGTGTCGTATAAATAATAACTATGGCAGCTATAACAAATTTTTATATTGACACTGGATCAAACTTTGGTGCAGTAATCACTGTGGTGGGTTCAGACGGACTGCCACTAAACTTATCGGGTTTTACTACTCGGGCTTACATACGTAAGTCTTATATAGCTCATAATCATATTGACTTTCATGCTGAAGTATACTCTACTACAGGTGGACAAGTAAGACTATCATTGTCTGCAGCTGATACTGCATCGATTAAACCTGGAAGATACATGTATGATGTATACGTGACATCACCTTTTGGAGAATCATTAAGAGTCTCAGAAGGTGTTATTATATTCACACCACAAATAACGCAATCTGATCCTCCAGAGATCATATAAGGAATAAGAATGGCATTAGGAGACGTATACGTAGAAGTCGCGGCCGTTGGTATACAAGGGCTATCAGGTAACGGTGCTGGCTTTGGTGCTACCGGTCCTACTGGTGCAACAGGCCCACAGGGAGATACAGGTGGTGCATCAGGCCCACAGGGTGCAAGCGGTGCTACAGGTCCTAAAGGAGAACAAGGCGCTTCAGGTATTGGTGCATCAGGTGCACAAGGTCAACAAGGCATTCAAGGTGCAAGCGGTGCAATAGGTACACAAGGTGCATCTGGTATCGGAGCCAGCGGTGCACAAGGTGCAAGCGGTGTAACTGGTGCGAGCGGTGTTGGTGTTGCAAACATCACGGTAAGTAACATCAGTGGTGCAACTGGTGGTGCTACAGGATCAATCACTAACGAAGTAACAGGTGTAAACGCTCTAAGGTTCGATAGGGATACAGGATTCAACGTATCAGATCTTGGTGGCGGTGAAGTTAAAGTAAGTCTTGGTTCTGCGTTCAAGACTATCAAAGTAGACGGTCAGACAGACCTCGTAGCTGTAGCAGAAGATACACTACATATCATTGGTGGTACTGGTATCACCATCACAACAGATCATTCAGCAAACCCACAATCATTAACTATATCTGCAACAGCATCAGGTTCTGGTGCAACAGGTGCTACTGGTCCACAAGGAGCTAGTGGTATCGATGGTGCTTCTGGTACTATTGGTTTGGATGGAGCGACAGGTACACAAGGTGCCACAGGTCAAACAGGTGCTACTGGAATTCAAGGTGCAAGTGGTTCAACAGGTTTAACTGGAGCGACAGGTACACAAGGTGCCACAGGTCAAACAGGTGCTACTGGAATTCAAGGTGCTTCTGGTACACAAGGAGCAAGCGGTATTGCAGGAGCAACTGGAGTAGGTTTACCAGGTGCTACTGGTCCATACGGTGCCACAGGTGCACAGGGTGCTGGAGCGACTGGTGCTACTGGACCTATAGGTATTACAGGTGCAACAGGTATCGAAGGTCCTGTAGGTGCATCTGGTATTGGTGTAGACAACGTAATTGACTTTACCACCAATAACACAACAGATGAACAGCTAATAGACATCTTAGATACCTCAATATATAGGAGTGCAAAGTATCAGGTACAGCTGACAAAAGGTACAAACTACTATGCTGAAGAGTTATTACTCTTATGGGATAAAGCAAACGTATTCTTTACAGAGTATGCAGGTATGGGTGAATCATTAGGATCATTCGCTACGTATTACTCACCTGTAGATAATGACTATTCATCACCAGATATCAACATTTCGGCTCTGTCGTTCTGGACTGGAACAACATTAACTATATACTCTACATCAAATTCAGCAGTACAAGCATTACTATCAGCAATACCTACAACAGTAATATCATTAAATGGAGGAGCTATATCAGCGACTCTTAGTAGTAAGTTTATCATGACTAGCCCAGGTGTATACGTAGCATCTACTGTTGAAAGTAGATCACCTTTATTAATAGTATCACGTATTCAATGGTCTGGGACAGGCTATATTGAGTTAAGATTTACGCCCCAAAGTCCTTATACTGATATAAAATACATAAGAACTACGATAGGACTCTAAATAAATTTATTATAAATAATAGTATAAAGCACTAACACCATCATCAAGGAGATCAAACTGTGGCAACGAATAATTCAACTTTTGTAGTAAGAAACGGGCTATCCGTAGGGGGTGCGTCAGGCATAATTGACGTCATTGACGAAAACGGTAATTGGATAGGAGCCGAACTTCCTGCTGGAGCTACAGGTGCCACAGGTTACACAGGTGCAACAGGTGTCCAAGGTATTGACGGTGCAACCGGTTATACCGGTGCAACCGGTATCGATGGTGCATCAGGTGCCACGGGTGCTGATGGTGCCACAGGTTATACAGGTGCTACTGGTATTGATGGTGCAAGTGGTGCAACTGGTATAGATGGTGCTACAGGTTATACAGGTGCTACTGGTGTTACAGGTGCAACAGGTATTGACGGCGCAACAGGTTACACAGGTGCTACAGGTTATACTGGTGCAACTGGTATCGATGGTGCATCAGGTGCTACAGGTTATACAGGTGCAACTGGTCAAACAGGTGCAACAGGTTCTGCCGGTCTTAACGGTGACAAATACGCAACAACCTCAACTGATCCATTAACACTTACAGACTACGCTCTTGGTGTTACATTAACAATTAATGTAGAAACTGGTCTTTCATATACTCCACAACAATCAGTATTAGTTGCTTCTCAAACTAATCCTACCGATTATGTAATCGGTTATGTAGATAACTACAATTCAGGTACTGGTCAATTAGATTTAATCATCACAACCGCAGATCATGCAACAGGCACACAATATACAGCATGGACAGTAAACCTTGATGGTGCTGTCGGTGTTCAAGGTGCTACAGGTTATACAGGTGCAACAGGTATTCAAGGTGCAAGCGGTGCTACAGGTGCCGATGGTGCATCAGGTGCTACAGGTTTCCAAGGTGCTTCAGGCGCCACTGGTTACACAGGTGCAACCGGTTCTCAAGGAGATCAAGGTGCATCAGGTGCTACTGGTTTTCAAGGTGCTAGCGGTGCAACAGGCATTGATGGTGCTTCTGGTGCAACCGGTGCTGATGGTGCAAGCGGTGCGACAGGTATTCAAGGAGCTTCAGGTGCAACTGGTGCTGACGGCGCTACAGGTTATACTGGTGATACAGGTGCTACTGGTCCAGTAGGTGCAAGTGGTGCAACAGGTGCTCAAGGTAACGATGGTGTACAAGGATATCAAGGTGCTTCAGGCGCAACTGGTATCGATGGTGCAACAGGTTATACAGGTGCTACAGGTATCGACGGTGCAAGTGGCGCGACAGGTTATACTGGTGCTACAGGTTATACAGGTGCAACTGGTATCGATGGTGCTACAGGTTACACAGGTGCGACAGGTATTGACGGTGCTTCAGGTATCGATGGTGCAACCGGTTATACTGGTGCAACTGGTATTGACGGCGCTTCAGGTGCTACAGGTATCGATGGTGCAACTGGTTACACAGGTGCAACAGGTATTGCTGGTGCTAGCGGTGCTAACGGTGACCTCTATGCAACATCATCAACTTCAAGATTCACTATCGGCGGAACTGGTCAAATCACATTAACAGTTGATTCTGGTTTAGCTTATACTCCAGCTCAATCAATCGTAGTTGCTTACGATGATACAAATTATCAATTAGGTACAGTTGTAAGTTACAGCGGTGACCAATTAGTATTCGACAAGACAACAGCAGTTGGTTCAGGTGAACATACAGCATGGACAGTTAACCTTGATGGTGCACAAGGTGTTCAAGGTGCAACTGGTTACACAGGTGCAACAGGTATCGATGGTGCTTCAGGTGCCACTGGTTTCCAAGGTGCATCAGGTGCTACAGGTTTCACTGGTGCAACAGGTCCTCAAGGTGTAGATGGTGCGACTGGTTATACTGGTGCAACAGGTTATACTGGTGCAACTGGTATCCAAGGTGCTTCAGGTTTCACAGGAGCAACAGGTCCTCAAGGATTAGATGGAGCTACTGGTTACCAAGGTGCAAGTGGTTCAACAGGTTTAACTGGTGCTACAGGTACAGGTTTAACTGCAGGAAACGATCCATTAACAACTACAGTTGCTAACCAAACTATCGATTCATATGATGCTACAGTTTACAGGACAGCTAAGTATATCATCCAAGCTACACATGGTAGCGATGTACACTCAACAGAAGTATTGGTAACGCATGATGGTTCAGATGCTTCAGTTACAGAGTATGCAACGATGTACTCAACAGCGTCTCTAATGACTGTAAGTGCAAACTATGACTCTGGTACAGTATACGTTAAAGTATCACCAGTAAATACAAACACAACAATCGACTTCTTAAGAGAAGCAGTACTAGCTTAATAACAAATAAAATTCAGGAGATAGGCACGTGTCACTACCAACCAATGATATAAAGTTTAACGTCAAGAACGGACTAGCGGTCGGTGCCTCTGGATTTGAGGTCATCAACACAGCTGGTGAATGGGTCGGAGCTTCTGGTCCAGGTGAATCACCATACGGTGCAACAGGTGTTAGAGGAGAGACAGGATCTACTGGTGCTACCGGTATTGATGGTGCTTCTGGTGTAACTGGTCAAACAGGTGCTACAGGCGGTAATGGTGGTACATATGTATCAATCGATGCAACTGTAACAGCTGCATTAGATAACGCTTGGTTAGTATATCCAACGCTCTACGGTAGCTACATTCGTATTGATGGTAGAGCGCTATCAGCTACTCCTGCACCAGGAATGACGTTTGTATATAACTCAGTTACATACACAGTTTATAATTATGTAGATCAAGGTGATATATCTTTCTTAGGTTTAACAAACACACCTATAACTTTAGGTGATATTCCAGTAAATGCAACAATCACAATTACAGGATATAGCGCTGCTACAAATACAGGTTATGCAGGTGCAACTGGCCCAACTGGTGAGACAGGTGCTACAGGAGCAACAGGCGCCCAAGGTGCTACAGGTTCTCAAGGTGTAACTGGTCAAGATGGTGCACAAGGTTATGACGGTGCTACTGGTGTTCAAGGTGTAACAGGTGATCAAGGTCCAACAGGTCTTGATGGTGCTACAGGTGGATTCGGTGGTTACATTGCAAACACATACGTATTCGATCCAGCTTATATCGGTAGTCAGTTATATTACCCAAATGACGACTACTTCACAATTTCAGATGATAACGAAGGTTACTATAATGCGCTAGGTACTCAAAACATTGCCGGCGGCAATGCTTACATGTTCAGCTTTACCTTCGATTACTTTAGTGACAACGCTAATTCAGTTGGTATCGCAAACAGTAATGTTGATCTTAATGCTATGCTTGGTGGTCCTGATGAAAACTCCATAGCTTATACGCAAAACGGTGATATCTATTATGCTGGTTCATATGTAACTCATTATGATAGCTATACTAGTGGAGACAAGATTGATATAGCTGTAGACACTGATAACCATTTAATATGGTTCAGAGTAAACAATGGTTACTGGAATGGTAATATCTCTAATGATCCAGCTACTGGTGTTGGCGGTTTATCAGTTGATAATTCTGTATTTAGTGCTGGTGTTTATCCAGCAGTAGGTATCTATGGTTCTAATGGTCCTGCACAATTTACTATCAATGATGTTGCTGAATACGGTGTTCCAAGCGGATTCACATTCTTACGTCGTGGTGTAACAGGAAATGCTGGTTACATAGGTGCAACAGGTCAAACAGGTGAAGTTGGTGCAACTGGTTCATATGGTCACAGATACAAAACTTCTTCAACCACTGCATTTACACTTGCATCTACAGGTGCTACAGGAGTTGTAGTCGTAGATGAAAGATTAAGTTATGGTGGTGGTGAAACAATTATTCTTACCGATGGTGGTGGTATACATCAACATGGTACAGTTACAAGTTACGATCCAGTAACAAACATCCTTGCATTTACACAAACAGATCACGTAGGTACTGGTTCACATAACGCATGGGTAATCAACCTTGACGGAGCAGTAGGTCAAATTGGTGCTACTGGTGTTACCGGTCAAGACGGCGCACAAGGTATCGATGGCGAACGAGGATTGCAAGGTCGTACATATAATGCCAGAGGTGCAACTGGTGCTGATGGTGCTACAGGTACAGTAGGTTTAACTGGTGCAACTGGTGTTGCTGGTGCTACAGGTGAACGAGGATTTCAAGGTGCAACTGGTGAAGCTGGTATAGACGGAGCTTCTGGTGCTGATGGTATCCAAGGTTCAACAGGTTTAGATGGTGCAACAGGTCCTGATGGCGAACAAGGTTACACAGGTGTAGATGGTGCAACAGGTTATACTGGTGCTACTGGTGCTCAAGGTGGTGATGGTTCATCAGCTGCAATTCAATTTGATACTGGTTATGGTCATTATGGGCCTAATCAAACAATTTCAAGCGGCAGTAACGGCGCAAATACAATATTAAGTGGTACAGTTGGTTATGTTGAATCAGCAATAACTACTGCTGAAATGGCAACATACGCTAACTCTGGTTTAAGTATGTTTGGTGTAAGGTTAGATGCTGATATACCTGCTACTACTAATCGCATTGGCTTAGGAACATCTGGCATTGATGTTAATAATGCATTAGGAAGATATGATGACCAATCGCAAGGATTCCAACAAGATGGTACTGTTTGGATAAATGGTATCCAAACTGATTCATTAGGTATTAATTGGGGCGTTGGAGATTTAGTAGAAGTTGCAGTTAATTATAATTATAATACAGGAGTATTTTGGGCAAGAGTTAACGGTGGAGCATGGTCAAAAGGCGGTGATCCAGCAACTAATACTAACGGTTCACCATTCTTATTAGCTCAATCGCATAGTTATCCAGCAGTAAGCACACTCGATGGTGCTGTGTTTGAATTAATAACTACTCCACAACATGATGTTCCAAGTGGATACACATATTTAGGTAATACAGCTGCAACTAACATAGGTTACACAGGTTCAACTGGTGCAACAGGTGCTACTGGTCCAGACGGTAACCAAGGCATTGATGGTGCATCAGGTCCAACAGGTCAAGACGGTGCAACTGGTATCGATGGCGGAATCGGTATAACTGGTGATCAAGGTCAAACTGGTGAGACAGGTGCTACAGGTGTACAAGGTCCAACAGGTCCAGACGGTCAACAAGGTATCTTAGGTTATGACGCAGCGACTGGTCCTACAGGTCAAGACGGTGCAACAGGTGCTACTGGTGTACAAGGTATCGATGGTGCATCAGGTCCAACAGGTGAGACTGGTACTGATGGTGCAACTGGTTCATATGGTCATAGATTCAAAGCAATATTACTTAACACTGACTACTACATTGATAACGGTGTAAATATCAATGTAAGTGGTGATATCAATATACAAATAGATTCACAAACACTTGACTACTCATATTCATATGCTGCTGGTCAAACTATCATCATCTCTAAAGATTCAGAGAACTTTGCTACAGCTTTAGTAAACAGTTATGATAATATTACTGGTACTATTAATATTACTATCGTAACAGAAGTAGGTAACAGTACTCCAGGAGTTGATACACTTTATGTTAACCTTGACGGTGCAGTCGGTATGGAAGGTGCATCAGGTGTAACAGGTCAAGATGGTGCCACAGGTATTAATGGATATAAAGGTGCAACTGGTGCTTTCGGTGAACAAGGTTATACAGGTTCAACTGGTGCTACTGGTGTACAAGGTGCTTCAGGTGTAACTGGTGAACAAGGTCAAACAGGTTTAGACGGAGACCAAGGTATACAAGGTGAAACCGGTTTAGATGGTGCTACTGGTATTACTGGTGCTTCAGGTGCTACTGGTCCTGACGGTGATCAAGGTTACACAGGTCTACAAGGTTACAGCCTAGCAAACGGTTCAACAGGATTATCTGGCACATCACAAACAACAGTAGATATGTTTGCTGCTAACGAAGTTGGTACAGCTAAGTATATCGTACAAGGTGTTAGCACAACAAACAAAGTACAAGCTACAGAAGTTATCTTAACACAAAATGCGTCTGCAGTTTACATGACTGAGTATGCGACATTAAGATCAGATAAAGCTACGAAAGTCATGGATGTAACAGCAGTAACAAACGGTTCAGTGATATCATTGAAGGTAACTCCAACATCTTCTGGCACAGCGATTAGTTGGGTAAGAGAGTCTGTACAAGGTCGTATCGGTGGAACAACTGTTGATGACCCAAGCGGATTAAACTTATTCTACTCATTAAATAACTCTGATAACGGCGCGATACCATTAGGTAAAGCATACTTATACCCAGATACATACTGGTCTAACTTAATCGACTTCGCTTCATTGGTCGGCACAGAGATCACAGTTGATTCTGCTGGCATAGGTCCACAAAACCCTGCAGCTGGTACAATAGTATCATGGGATGGCAGTACATTGATAGTGAACATCGTATCTGGTAACTTCCAATCAAGGACAGATTTAGATAAGATCACATACGGGTACTAATAAATAACATATACACATAAACACTGGGGAAAATGAACCGTGTCTACAAGCAATAAATCGTTCGTCATCAAGAACGGACTATCCGTTGGTGGTGCCTCAGGCATCGTCGACGTCATCGACCAATACGGTAATTGGATCGGCGCGACCGGAACTCTTCAAGGTGCATCAGGCTCAACAGGTTTAACAGGAGCAACTGGAGTCACAGGTAATACTGGTGCTACAGGTGTTCAAGGTGCAAGCGGTGTTCAAGGTGCTAGTGGTTCCACAGGTTTAACAGGAGCTACAGGTTCTCAAGGTATTCAAGGAGCAAGTGGAAGTACTGGTTTAACTGGTGCGACTGGTTATACTGGTGCAACAGGCACTCAAGGTATTCAAGGTGCTTCAGGTTCTACAGGTTTAACCGGTGCAACAGGTGCTCAAGGTATTCAAGGTGCTTCAGGTTCTACAGGTTTAACCGGTG